AGTTCTCGGCTGGTCTGATTCTGGGTCTTCTGCTCCACCCAATCCAGCCCCCAGCAGGGGACTTCATTGTAAAGTGCATGATATGTCTTGAAGCACCGCTCATACCGATCCCAGAACTGGTCCTTCCCCAGATCGGTCTTCAGTTCGATCACTCTTACTCCACTCAACTCCTTTGTCATGTCTGGCTCTCCTTTGAGCGTGTGCTGCGATGAGCATCTATAGGGATAATACCACATCTTGCGAGAGTTTGGATACAAAAATTTCTGAGACATTTCAAGAAAGTAAAAGTCTAACAATAGTTTATTAAAAGGCCGGTGCCGACTCTACGGAGAAGACACCGGCCTTTTAATATGAACCTTCGCAGGCCGGTGCCGACTCTACGGAGAAGACACCGGCCTTTTAATATGAACCTTCGCAGGCCGGTGCCGACTCTACGGAGAAGACACCGGCCTTTTAATATGAACCTTCGCAGGCCGGTGCCGATTTGGGGTCGGGAAGAATTCCTCATCAGGTGGACCAGAGTGGGTCAGAATGGCCAAAAGTGGAAAAATCCCAGGCTCGTAGTCTGCACCGGCACATTTTACCCACTCCTAATTGCCCGGCATTTTCTATCTACCTATTCCGCTTAGGAGGAGACAGGCAAAAATGGCAGCGTTCGGAGTGTGTGGACAATGTGGGCAAATTTTACTGTGCAAGACCTGTGCGGCGAAGAAAGGCACCTGTCTGGACTGTGGGAAACCTGTGACTCGACCGGGCACCCGATGTCACCGCTGTCAAGGAAAGATTAATTATGCGAAGTATCTGAAACCGGCACCGGCCTTGGATATTGTTTGGCCCTCCGTTCAGGAGTTGGAGGAGCGGATATGTGTTTCAGGTCAGACCGAAACAGCCAAATGGCTCGGCATCAGCCGCACCGCTCTGCTGTCAAACTTCAAGCGGATGAAGGCTGCGGAGTTGGAACAGTGGCTCAGTAAGAAAGTCGGCACCGGCCTCAGCAAAGATAACTAGGGGGACGCTCCATCACTTACAGATTTTAATTGACGTAAATGTATGAAATGAAACGATTAATAAATGTAATTATTTCGGTGTGTGACTCTGGTCACACCACAAAGGCCGGTGCCGACTTCTTATCAGATCGGCACCGGCCCACTGACGTAATGCGTCACTTTTGAGACTTCTGAAAAATAGTCAGAAAGTGACGTAATGCGTCTACTAAGCAGGGAATTCTTCCCAGGCCGGTGCCGACTTCTTATCTGACTGATAGGGTTAGTTATGATAAGGGTAATTATGTTACATCGTTTATACCGCGTATCCTGCTACCATCATTACACTTATCTATCAGACTGATGAACGGTTCAGATTCGGGTTCATAACGTCAGAAAACCCAATGAATAAACCTTAGTCTACCGTTCTGAACGGATAGCATCCCCACGCTGTATCCGCCACTCAGGGCAGCCATGCTGTCGTCTCCATTCGTTCACCACCTGCCAACGCTTCCGATGCTGAGCCATGCTGAGCCCGGAGACGCTACTGATCAACCCCTGCTCCTCCATGTAAGTTTCTGTAGAGCCGGTGCCTGCACTGATGACCCGCTCCAGGGCTGCGCGGAGCTGGGGGGAACAGAGCCTGGAGCGGGTGAGGGTGAGAGCGTAGAACGGGGTGAGTCGCATACGATAGGAATGGAAAGTCAGCGAAGTCGGCTTGCTGACCAGAGAGGCCGGTGCCGATTAATTCTTTCCCAGGAAAAATTCGCAGTGTAAGTTTTGCACCGTGCAGGAATGACCGATGGGTAAAAACAGCCCCCCCAAAGGTTTGGTAGGCATAAAATGCCGGGAGGGGCCTATGGGTCGGACCATTTTCCTAAAATTTTTCGAGTTTTTGGTTCGGCAAAATAGGCCATCAAAAAAAATCGCGCATATTTTTTCTCAATTTTCGATTCGGCGTTTTACAAAATTCGGCACCGGCCTCAGTATTATGTTAGCGGAGGTCCATATGTCCACCCATAGCTTTGAAGAAGATGAAGAGATACGGCGTTGCATGAGTCCTGAAGAGTGGAAAGAGTGCAAAGAGTGCAAGCTGATGATGCCGAAAGAATCGGAGAACTGCCCTTACTGTAGCGGTCGGTGGGACAAACCTTGTGGTGTCCGGTGGAGTCGGTAAGCCTTACTCCCCCACCCCCTCCACACATATCCATATCTGGGTCATCCTCGCTGATATACCTTGTTCGGTTCAGGTTGGACCAACAGCCAGGGCACAACTCCGTCCAGGATAACGATTGCATTGCTCTGACAAGTTCAGGATTATACGCATAACACATCGCTATGGTCTGACCGTCCCAGTCCTCCATCTCCACCCGGCTGGGGTTGAGGAGGCCACATACCTGCTGATTCAGTTTGGAGCCGAAGAGATAGGCCGGGGCATCAAAATCACCATCCAGGTCTCCGATCATAAACTTCTGCGTATCCCATTGGTTACCATTCTCCGTTTCGCGTCTGAACAAATTTTTTGGTGCCCACAGGGTTGATAAGAGAAGTTCCGCCCCGCTGAGTATTAGCATTCAGAGGAGTCAAGATGGAAGAACCGTTTGATGTGGAAGGATTAGAGTTTAGATGCGTTCAGTTTAGTCTCACCTGGGGGGAGGTGGCGATGGAGACGTTACAAATCGCCAAAGACCATGGGTGGGAGGAGCCGAATCAGAACGATGGGGAGTCGATTTGTCTCATGCACTCCGAACTGTCCGAAGCGTTAGAGGCTGTGCGGCATGGTAATCCTCCCTCAGTTCATATTCCTCAATTCAGTGGGGTGGAGGAAGAATTGGCCGATGTGGTGATCCGGATCATGAACTATGCGGCTCGTAAGGGTTACCGACTCCCCGAAGCTATCCTTGCGAAGAAAGAGTTTAATCGCAACCGTTCCTTCCGGCATGGCGGAAAGGCTTTCTAATATGAAGCATACTTATCCGTTACCCGACCGACTGAAAGATACGGAACTGTTCTACCAGCATATCCGTCTGGGACTAATGCTCTGCGGTGGGTCTGATTTGAACCATATGGACCGACAGGTGAAGAAAGCAGAGTCGGGATTAAGCAAGGAAGACCGACTCCTGCTGAGAGCGAATTGGAGATTGGTCAGGGCGCGACTCGTTGCTGAGGGGTATGTCTGATGAGAGCCGTCATCCTAACTCTAGGAACACATAACCAACTGGACTCCCAGTCGTCATATGAACGAATGTGTGCGGAGGCTGAGTTGCTCCGACCAAAACAAATCGTGATGCATCCGGTCGTTTATGGTAAACTAGCTCATATCGAAGCTGATGGGAGTCTGATCCGTTGCGGCTCACGAGTATTATTACAGCAGGGTCTGATGGGCTGGATCCATGGGATCCCGATTCGGATGAGCCGTCTGATTCCCGCTACCAAAGGTTATGAATTAATTTTTTAAGGAGCCGTCAGAATGGACCAGAACCTCTCAGACTTCGACGCTCAATTGTTTGAGCCGTTGATTCTTCGTTACGATTCTTATATCCCAAAGCATGGGATAGTGGATATGGGTATGGGGTTCCCACCTAAACTCACCACAGAACAACTTGCTGATCTTGCTGCTCAAGAGGTGGATATTCTAATCAGGGCATTGGAGACATCTCATGCATGATCTGTGGGAATACACCCCCATCAGATTTGAAACCTATCCCACCATCAAGGAAACAGTTGATGAGTTGAACCTCATGGGGAAGGATGGCTGGGAACTCTGTGTCATGGAAGGAGGCCCCGCCCTCCCTATCGTGCTGATCCTGAAACGTAAAGATGTGACGGCTGAATCGGTAGCGGGGAAGGCCCTGCTGGAGATCGAAGACCATCTCTATGATGCGGATCTGAACACACCAGAGAAACTTGCAACCATTAGAGAAGTAGTCAGAGGAGTTTTGCATGGCTAAACCGATTAGTGATAGACAGGTTAGACAAAACTATCAGAAATGCCGAGCCATCTGTGAGCGGATCAATGCTTCACTGCGGAACGGTTATCTGGTTTTTGATGACGAGGGCAACCGGATTGATTCAAAATATGAATTTTGTTTCAAGGAGCCGGATTGGAATAACCTAGAGGAGCATGTGTGGTTTGAAGAAATAACCAAACAGAGTTCTGAAACCAGCACGATTGGTTATTTTGATCCAGACCAGCCGTGGAAGGAAGCCAAAGCCTACTGGTCGAAATGGTGGGCGATGCCAGCCAGCCAAACCATACATTTTGTGGAGTGAGAATGGCAAAGGTGTATGGAGCAAGCAAAGTTAAACATGCTCCCATGTGGCAAAGCCTAAGAGCATCTGGAATCAATATCATGTCCACCTGGATTGATGAGGCCGAAAAGGGGGTCACATTAGATTTTGCGGATCTGACAAATCGATGCTTTCGGGAAGTAGCCGAAGCGGATGTCATTCTACTCTACTGCCTGCCAGGGGAGATCCTCAAAGGAGCCCTGATGGAAGTCGGGGCCGCTCTAGCTCTAGGGAAGCCCATCTACTGCGTAGGGGATTGTGAATCGCTGAGTCCTGTGTTCCGCCATCATCCCCTTTGGCACACTTATGATTCTATCGAGGCTGCCTTAGCTGAAGTGAAAAATCTGAGTATTTGATCAATGGAGTGAGAAATGGAAAATAAGGAATCGGTTTACGACAAGCGGCTCAGCCCTCTGATGACCGAAATCATCCGTATCTGTAAGGAAGAGGAGATTCCATTCTTCGCATCCTTCGAGTTCGCGGATGGGGCATTCTGTACGTCAGCGATTGATACGGGCCATCCGATCATCGAACATTACCGTGCGCTGTCCCAGTGTGCGGCGGGTGGCGGGGTCAACGTGGACAAATACATGTTCTGGGTGGCAAAGACAGCCCGTAAGGAGGGGCACTCTAGTTTAGTGTTGCACCAGATGGGGGTTCCAGAAACACCCGAGGAGAGCTAATGGATCAGATAGAGAAGTTGGAAAAGATTTCTGTTGAGGAGGGCCTGCCCCTAGTTTGTGCGAGACGTAAGGATCAGAGTTGGATCATCTGATCAGCCCTCATGCGAAGGATCGAATGGGTCTCCTGCTGAATGCCGCATTAGAAATTGCAAAGACAGAGGCGGAGTGATGGAGTTTCCAATCTTTGGTTCGGACCCCAAAACTAATGTGAAAATTAACGAGGTGACGTTGACGGTTCGGCAGTATATAAACTCCGAAAGAGAGTCCCTGCCCAATCAATATCAGATCATTGCAAATCGGCCAGGAGAACATCCGGTCGATTTCACCACCTCTGATCTGCATCTAGCTCTTCAGGGCTTACTGAATCGAATCATCAGATGAGTGAAGAGAGTGAGTTCCAGAAAGAACTAGCCAGCTTTTATGAAGAGCTTCAGGCCAGACAAAAGCAGATGGACCCGGTAGCCGCCAAGGCGTTATACGAAAATCTAGCTTATCTGTATAGCTATTCGGATGAACGGCAGGGTGGGAGGACTAGTTTACAGATGTGTATGGCCCCAGCGTGTGCGGTATACATCTGGTGCAACTTCCACCTCTACTACCCCAAGGATCTGGCTAAACATCTGGGTCGAACCGACTTACAAATTGTTGACCCACATTGGTTGGAGAGTTTTGAATGGCGGGGCAGATGGTTCAGCGGAGTCATTCTGGATCATGCGGCCCAATTGACTGGGCGGCAGGGAATGTGGTTTGAAGCTGCTCTGTCCAGAGTAGAAAAGTAAAAAGTTTTGTTGACGAACTCCCCAATTTCGGGTATCATATCTTATCGGAGGTGTACCATTTCACATTTCACCGTACTCGTCATCGGCCCTAATCCGGAGGAGCAGCTCGCTCCCTACCAGGAGAACAACATGGGGGATTGCCCCAAGGATTACCTCGTCTTCAACGATGAGGAAGACGAGATGTTGGAGAAGTACCAGACCGAAACTGACAAGCGAGTCGTCATGCCGGATGGCTCCTTCAAGAGTCGCTATGACGAATGCTTCAGGGTTCCATACCATAAGGGGCATATCGGTAGCGAGTATGCGGTTCCCGAGGAGTTGGAGCAGCGGGAGATGCGATTCACCGAACTCTACCCCACGTTCGAAGACTACGCCACGGACTGGCACGGCTCCAAGGAACGGGATCCCCAGATGAATCGTTATGGTTACTGGGAGGACACTCACGCCAAATGGGACTGGTACCAGATGGGTGGTCGGTGGACCGGCTTCTACAAGCTGAAAGAGGCGGTCGCTCATATCGGTGGACTGCTGGGAACCCCTGGCCTGATGACCCCTGAAGCTGAAGCTGGACATGCGGATCAACTGATGGTCGGAGATGTGGACCTGGAAGGGATGCGTACCGAAGCGGCGGTCAGCGCATTCCAACGGTATGAGGATGTGGCCAAGGCGTTCGGCGGGGAAATGCCAAAGCTTGAACATCTGTGGAAGGATGTGGTCGAAGACAAGTCACTGGGGGGCATCGATGCGAGGCGGGACTTCTACCACGCTCAGCCTGCCCTGGTTAGGCTCAAGGCCATGAAGGCCGATGATCAGCTCCCCAAGAATATCGAAGAGTTCCAGTGCGACGAACAGACCTATGTGGAGCGAGCCAAGAATGCGGCCTGCGTTCCCTTCGCCTATGTGAGGGATGGCAAGTGGCATGAGCGAGGTGAGATGGGCTGGTGGGCCTGTGTGAGCAACGAGAAGGATCGGGGGCAGTGGAATCGAGAGTTCAATGCTATGCTGGACGAACTCCCGGCCAACACCCTTCTGACTCTGGTTGATTGCCACATCTGACCTACTCCCAGCCGGGGATTTAGTATCATAACTGATTGAGTAATAACAACTGAGGAGAAGCAATGCTTTTTTACATCATAGTTGCCGCATGGCTGGTGTGGGTCATAATCGCTTCCTACAAATCTCACACTGGGGGGCACGTTCCAGAATGGGCGGAACACCACGGTATTGATCTCCCCGGTGAGCACGTGGGTTTTGTGACCTTTATAGTCGGTGGAGTGCTAACAAGTATATTCACTCTAGTTGTTGCGGCAATTTTTAGCAGCAACGGTAGGACTGAAATAGTGGTCCAGCACAACGTCTGCCCTATCGTCTCCCTGCGGGGTGCCTCCGAGGTCAGTGGGGACTTCTTTCTGGGCTGTGGTCATATCGGAGCAGATGAAAAATACTACTTCATATATGATTTGGGGCACCAGACCTATCGGAGGGGAGAGATTAATACTGGGGAATCGTTGATCCGAGAGACTGCCGGGGAGAAGCCCAACCTATCCTACGATACCACTTTGGAAACCAACCGTAAATGCTATAAATGGTGGCCGAAGTGGTACGTGCAGGAAACTTGGAGGAATGAAAACCTTACCCTTAACGTTCCTCCCGGCACCATCATTCAAAAGTTCGAGGTGCAGTAACCCTTCCCATAAGGAGCAGGAATGCATCTTTACTGTTACCAGTATGATATGATTCACCCTGAGACCCGTCATTGCCTTCATTGTGGTGGTCCATCTTATGATGAGAACGGGGTCGAGGAGGACCGAGGTTGCGAGAATGAAACCGAGTTAAAGTTTGCGGATGGGACGGAAGTAACTTTCACCCACTGCTGCCGAGTAGACCCTAGCATTCTCACGCTGGAACAAGTTAAACAAATCATCACTAGAGGAGACTAACGATGCAAGAGACCAGGTACGAAGGTGTATTGGAGCAGAAGGTCTATTCGGGTAAGGATCAGGATGAGGTCAGGGAGAAGATGATTGCTGCCCTCCGACCCGGTGAGGAAGTGATTCGTCGTCGTGAACTCTCCTTGGCTGAAGTCCACGCATGGCATAAGCGTAACACTGAAAGAAACAAAACCAGACGGAAGAAGTAGTTGAGTAATACGTATCAGGAGGTGAGTATGGATGTGATGACGACTGCGGAGTATAAGAACGTTCCCCCTGGTTCCTGTATTCACGAGGTGAGACTCGTCTACAAGGACAAGTATTACAGTGGCATATGGTCCAGTATGTGGGGAAGTTATAGGGTGAGAGTTCCAGTGGCTATCTGCAAAGAACGGCAAGATCCGTTCGACCAGTTGTTTGAATATTTGGAGCAGAACCCACCTCCACCCCCAGAGCCAGAATCCGAGGAAAACTCAGAGCCGGGTGAGTCTTACAAAACTACTGTCATTGATGAAGTTCTTAAGACCCTAGCAGAGCAGGGAGTTAAGAACCCCGATGTGACGATTACAAGCGATACTAGTGGGGATTTTTTAGTGGGGTTTGGAATAACGGTGCTTCTCGTTGGTGAAGGACATTCAGTCCACTTTAAAATATTTAAGCAACAACTCGTTGAGAGACGCTACGATGTACTGAAACGAGCGGTTCGATTAGCAGTAATAGAAATGTTCCCTAAGATATCCAAACCAGAAAGGAAAAAGAAATGGAAGGACTGAGTCACCACCGGTTCATCTACCACCGAATCCCTGAACAGATTAACTGGGTCTGCTCTCCAATGCCACTCTATACGGCTGAATGGGACCGCACCTTGAATATTTGTGGGTCTGGGCCAATGTGTATTTTTGGGTTCCACAAGTCCTCCATGGAACTGAAGCATACGTATGGGCCGTTTCGCACTCCAGAAGAGATGCAGCGATTTGCCAGAGAACACCACATTCCCCTACCGGGGTTAAACTGAGGAGTAATAATGACACAGATTGATCCATTTACCGATTGGGTTGAAGCTTACATCAATTCTTTGCATTGGAGTTTTGGCACTTCAGATTATGAAAAGACCCTTGTGGCCGGTAACATCCGGGGCTTTGCCAGTTGGGTCAATGCCAACCTGCTGAAGCCTGCGTTGGAGCCCCGAACTCTCTGGGTGGTAGGTAAGGACTCGGATGAAGCATGGGAAATCATCGGGGTATTCAGCACCGAAGAAAAAGCCTGCTTTGTCTGTCAAGAGCATGATGATTACTTCGTCGGAACGATGATGGAGGATGAGGCCCTGGCTTACGATTTGGAATGGTGGGATACGTTCTACCCCTCAGAGGGTAAGTTGACTTAAGGTTAGCCTGGGACTCTATCGGTTACCAATCTCTTCGAAGGGGTCTCCTGGCTCTATCTTATAGTAAGCTCGACGCAGGAACTGGTCATACACATCTGAGCAATACGGCTCTGATCGGATGGCCGGTTCGGCTTCGGGCCATGGCCCCTTGATGACGAATAGGGCATAGTCAACAGCCGAGTAGGGTTCGGTTGCGATAGTGGGTTCCGCCTCTGGCCACCTACCTCCTATTACCTGAGTGGCATAAACTTGAGCGTCATAGGGGTCTTTCATAATTGTTGGCTCACCCTTGGGCCATCGACCCTTTATTACTCGCCTAGCATACATTAGGCAGGCCCAGGGATTGGCCAGTATGATATCCATGATACCCCCTGGAAGGAGATTGTTCTGTGCCAGACAGATTGTCATCCCCCAAGTAAAATGCGACTTATTCCACGTTTGTGCCATTTCCCGCTCTGCCTCACCATAGGGTCAGAAAGGCACCATTCTGATTACCCACCACATCCATTTTGATTAGGTTTGGAAGCTGAGTCTCTATCTCAACGCACCTAACCATAGCAGTCCCAACATCGGCGTAAGTGGCATGTAAGATGCATTACTTCTGGTGTTCGCAGGAGAGTTTGCATGATTACGCTTTGTTCTAGAATGCGTGTGTGGTTAGTTACGTTAAGTCTATTTGGGGCTGCAATCATCTGCCTTAGCCCAGATTGGGGCGGGAGCGGGGGGCATTCTCATAGTTGTGTAGGTTACCACCATGCATGGTTTGACTCTCCGTGGTGGTGGCTTTCACCGGCAATGGTTAATGAGAAGCCGATGGGCTAGTGAATCGCTTTTGCCATCTGTTTAAAGGAGAACTCGCATGGAAACACTTCGTTCTAAAATTCCTGTATGGCTAGTCGGGCTAATTCTGGCTGGAGCTATACTAAGTAGCATAAGCTGTCTCGGTCCTGGATGGGGTCATCGGGGTGGCGGTTGGCACCATGGTGGTGGCTATCACGATAGTCGGGGCTAGGGGAGACTGGCATGTCTCTAATAGAGTCGTGGTGGTGGCTATCATCACCAGCGAAATGAACCAAGGATAAAAGCTAGCGGCCCTTACCTAAAGCTCTGCTAGCTCCAAATAAAAGGAGAGAGTCATGAATCAAGCAGGGGCCACCAATTTACTCGACACCCATTTCTGGGAAGGCATGACCATGCGGGAGCGGGCTAACTTCCAAATGTTCGAAGCGCGTCTCTGTATGCCCTGGGGAGTGTTTCATGAGGCGGTAGAGGCCACACTGAATCGACCGGTACACCCCTACGAATTCGATTTTGGCAGAGATTTGAACAATCTGAAAGACGAATTACTGGGACTAAATTCTGAAGCCCCACTTCAAAACTGAGTATTATGTATCAGGAGATCGAAATGACTCGTAGGGAAGATGCAAAGCTCATCATCGAGCAGACCGAACCTGCCACATGCTTCTTCTGTCATAGGGTGGCAGAGCTTAGACCATATGGACCGCAGGGTCAGTCTATCTGTTTTGATTGCGGAATGCATAACATTGAAGAAACTGCGAAACAATTTCATAAGCTACTGGAGGGGTCGGATGGGGTGGTTCACCAGAATGTTCGGAACTGAGGGGGTAGTTCGCTTCGAGGGTGTGTGCTACGATGGCCAGACATTTTCTGGGAAATGCTCTATCGAAACCATCGGGATGGGCAAGGAAGAAGTAGAAGAGAAGCTCAAGGGAATGGTATTTGTTGAAAAAGGAATTCAGGTAAAGACCTTAAGAGTCACGGGATTCTACGAAACCTGAGTAATAAATGCTGAGGAGCTAGGCATGAGTGGACAAATTAATATTGAAGACAACGGAATTTTAAATTCATCCATTGATATTGACGGAACGACTCTAAAGATAGAAGTTAAGGGGACTGAGATATCCTACCGCCTATCTGAGGAGCGGAACTGCTGGAGTGGATGGAAGAGAGTGGACGAGGCTCTTAAGGCTATGCGCTTGAGTGTGAGAACTAAACTTGAAACCAGCAAGCAGACCCGCGAGACCCTGCAACAGCTTAAAGAATTGGCCGCTCAGCCTGAATCCAGTGAGTAGCCTTCTTTTTTTCAACACCCTGTTCATTTTCACCTCCGCCACATGTGCTGCTGCATTGGTGGCGGGGCTGTTTTGGGGTGTGAGTGAAGTGTGGGTTCGGATGACACATCATAAATCCAAATGAGGTAGCTCGTGTCAGGACCGATTTTAAAACTTGAACATTTCACTCCCACCGAAGATGGTGGAGTTCAAATATGTATGTTCCGGGGTGCCAGTTTAGAAAAATTGGCTAAAGAGCAAGGTCATCTATGTAGTAATGACCCTACTTTACCAACCGGAGAGAGGATGTTATTTCAGTTCGCCGCAGATGTGAGGCTAGGAGATTTCTTGGCCTTTTGCACAGCTTTTGACACCACTTACTGGAGTCAACATGGTCCAAGGAGGTCCAATGCGAATCCCAATCGCACTACTTGAAGCAGTTCTGAGAAGTAACGAAAACGCTGAAGGTGAATATTTTTCGTTGAGGGGCAACAGATTCGTCTGGGCTAAATCAGTCTGGGTGGATGTGGAGGGACGGGTTCATCGGGTCGTTGATGTAGAACTCAACCCAGAAGAGCCCCCTAGATAAAACAAAAGTATACCCAAACTGCCCTGACTTAGGGTATAATAAGATATGGGGGATCACATGACCGACTACAACGTCTACGAAACCGATGCACTGAAGGCCCTGCTGGATGGAAAGCAGGCGAAACGTAACGACCTGGACTACGAGATCAAGCAGATCAGCACGATCCTCAACACCCGTCTGGCTCAGACCTACCGGTTCATCCGGTTCACGGCGATGAAGCAGGGGCAGTTGGACTGCATCAAGACGCTGCGTAACGCTTCCTGTGCCCCAGGCGGGTGCTACATGGGGCTGAAGGAGGCCAAAGAATTGACCGATCAGCTTAAGGGCCAGTTCATCCGCCCGTTCACCGTGGAGTTCAGGCACCTCAGCGATATGCCGGAGGTCATCCAGGCCCTGCACGAGTGCTTCGAATGTGAGCCAGTTGAAGGTGGGGAGTAATGGCTGAACCTGTCTTTGTCTTTGGCTCCAACCTCGCGGGTCGCCACGGGGCTGGAGCCGCCCTGTACGCTGTGCGGAACCGAGGGGCTGTGTGGGGCTGTGGGATAGGCCACCATGGGGATAGCTATGCGATTCCGACCAAGGGCTGTCATCTGGAAGTGTTGGGTCTGGAGGAGATTGGGGATTACATCACCAACTTCCTCTCTTATGCGGCTCGTCATCCAGAACTGACATTCAATGTCACCCGGATTGGATGTGGTCTCGCAGGCTATGCGGATGACCAGATGGCCCCGCTGTTCTCACCCGTGGAAAACTGTTTCTACCCTACCGAATGGAAACCTTGGCTGGGAGAGGCGGCTCACTATCACGATCTTCACTAAAGGCCATCTTATGTTCCCAAAAATTGTAGTAATCTGTGGCATATCTCATGTCCCAGTGGTTCGATGATGTGGTCTACGAGAAGGGCCAGCCCTCATGAAAGAAAAAACGGAGGGTGAGATCCTGTGGGATGCAATCACCAAGAATCAATTGGTAGGACTCCAAGCTGCACCCCAATATGATCTCCTGGCCCTGATCCGGTATGCACGGAATATTGGCTACAGCGAAGGCTATATGGCCAGAAAAGAGGAGGGGTCAAATGCTACCTGATGTGGTTCTTCTCAGACAGATGATGCCGGGTGGATCGGTCCCATTCGATAAGGAGAGGGCAGATGCTCTGACCTATGCGATTTTGGATCGAGAGCGGCACCTTCTGGAGCACATTATCGAACTCCATCGTATTGGAGATCAGGTGCGAGAGCAGTTTGATAAGTTCATTAAGTGTGAGGAAAGGGCCAAACAGATGGAGGCGGAGGCCAGAAACACTCCGTTGGTCTTTGATTTCAAATCCAAAGAATAGCGATAGCAAAATTTCAGGCATATGGAGCCCTTAAGTAGACGGAGCCCATATGCCTGAAATTTTTCAATTAACTCTGAACCTGACCACCGCAGGGACCGATCAGGCTCTGGCCCCCCAGGATATCGCCACGGTTCTTCAGAATGCAGCCAATCAGCTTCTCCAATATGGGTATCAAAACCAAATCCTGATATACCAGAATATGGGAATGGTGGGGGACTATAAGTTCAAGCCCTCTTCACCCCAAGGTAGCCCAGCACTAAACTAAGCTACCAAATTCTCAGATAGGAGACCACTCATGTATACCAATTTCCAATTAAATATTTCACTCACGAACGCTGCCGGTTCAGATCTAACCACCACACAGGTGGCTGCAATTCTGACTGCCGCCGCCTCTACAGTCAGCACCAACCTCTATACGAATGAGCCATTGATCTATTCCGGCCAGTTAGTAGGCCATTACTGCTGGCAGCCCACTGGATCGGCTGGGACTCCTGGAAATGGGGATTAAGGCCGTCTAATGCGACTCAACGCCAAGTTGCTGTGTAAAACAGCCGATGAAGACACAAAAGAAAAACTTATCGAAAAAGATAAAAATGAAGATTATGGAATGGAGGCCATTTTTGACTTGCATAATATCCGTAGCGAGCTTATAACAGTTGAGAGAATTAGAAGGTTTGCTTCTGACCTGTGTGATAAAATATCTATGGAAAAAGGACCAGCGTTTACATGGGGGACAGACTCTAATAAAGACGAAATGAAGAACCCTAAAGCTATGGGGATATCCCACTTGCAGTTTGTACATAGTTCCTCTATTACCATGCACTGTTTAGATAAAATAGGTAAAGTTTTTATAAATATTTTTAGTTGTAAATCTTTTGACGACAAAATTGCCCGAGATTTTGTAATTAAAACTTGGGGTGGTGATATTGTCTCTGAACATGTGATCACCAGAAAATGAGTAAAGACCTACCTCATCCCACTTCTGGTGTTTATAGAATAACTAACATTATAGATGGAAAGTTTTATATTGGGTCTTCTCAGAGTATACGAGTTAGATGGAATAGGCATAAACTTTACTTGGGAAGGGGGATTCACCCCAACCGCTATTTACAGAATGCCTGGAATCTTTATGGGGGGAGTTCATTTGAATTCTGTGTTATTACTTATTGCGAAGTTTCTTTATTAAAAGACAAAGAACAGGAACTTTTAGACAAATATTGGGATAACTGTGAAAGTTGTTATAATATATCAAAAGATGCCACATGTCCAATGCGTGGGAGGCATTTAACTGAAGAACAACTATATAGAATGCCATTAAGGTTAAAAGGGAGAAAACAGAGTGAGGAATGGGTAGCAAATAGTGCAAAATCTCGTACTGGTTTGAAGCGGTCTGCGGCTTTTTGTGAAGCTAACTCATTACGTCAAAAGGGAATGAAGCGGCCTACAAACCATTGCAATAGTATATCTAAAGCAACAACGGGCGAGAAAAACCCTAATGCAAAAGTTACAGAAAAAATTGTAACAAGTATAAGAACTGATTATAGATTGGGAATGACATATAATCAGTTAAAAAACAAATATGACACTACTTATACTATTGCTAGAAATATCTGTTTAAATATAACCTGGAGGGGGTCTGCACATGAATAAACTAGTTGGTGCCGCTATTTTTCCAACTGGCATTGGACTGTCCATTGGAGGAGATGCTTCGGCTGGTGCAGTTATCCCATTACTTGCTTCTTGTTCGAAAAAGTTAATAGTCAATCCAAATGGAGTGAATGCGAGTGACTTAGTAGCCTGGGCTGACAACGTGCTCTACACCGAAGGGTCCACGATTGATCGCTTCCTTGAGGGTTCTATTAACCTTAAAGAATGCAGAACTTACAATAAGATCCTCTGTGTGGTAAATAAGCCGATGTCCATCGCATCTCAAAATGCTGTCAATGCGGCTCGTTGGACGTTGGGTGCGGATATCGAATTGCTGGAGCTTGACACTCCGCTGCGGATGACAGCATTTATCAATCCAGACGGAACGGCTGGGGGTAAACTCTCTGGCCACCACGAGTTAGTTAAGCAGATTAAGGATGCAAATATTGATTATGATATCCTTACGGTGCATACTCTAATTGACTGTCCGGATGAAATCGCCAATGCTTACTGGCGACAAGAGATTCTGGTCAATCCCTGGGGTCGAGTCGAAGCCTTATTAAGTAAATTTCTTTCCTTCGCACTAGACAAACAGGCTGTCCACTCTCCAGTGGAGTTCTTGGCTGACCCACTCTTTAACAGAATTGCGGTGAAACCGTCCGAGGCCGCTGAAGTAATTTCGAATACGTTTGCTTGGTGTATGTTCAAGGGAACCCACCGAGCCCCGATGATAGACCCGGATCGTAATCCTCGTAACCTATCCAATCAGGACATGGATTTTCTCATTTCTCCCTCAGACTGTTGGGGCCGACCCCATGATGCCTGCCTTCAGAACCACATTCCCATTCTAATCGTCAAAGAAAACACCACATGTTTCAAAGATTTCAAGTATCCGATGGTGGCTCTTGAAAGTTCCAGGGTAATCTTTGTTGAAAATTACCTTGAAGCGGCTGGGATGCTGATGGCTTGGAACGCTGGAATCGACCCACGGATCATCAGGGCTTGAAACTACCTGTAGACAAAGCTCCCTGATCTGGGTATTATAAATCATGGAGGGACCGATGCGTTTCAAAGCTGAGATGGACACCACCACCAACCGCATGGTGTATCGTCGGGCACGGAAGCATGAATTGGAGAACAGGGGCTTGATCCACTGCTCTTATTGCCGCTACCACAAGGGCGAGAACTCTGGCCCCTACAAGAAGCATGTCGCCAAGCCGAAGGGTCGTGACCATCGTGATTAAGAATCGTCCCATCAAACACGCTGTAGTTCATGGTATGATTAGCCAGAATCCCGATTATAGTCCAGCGTTCATGAACGGGGTAGCGGCTGGAATCTTGACCTACCATCGAGAAGTGATCAAGCCTCTGGAAGAGCGCATCAAAGAGTTGGAGAGGCGGCTCAATGATAAGGACTAAGACCTACCATTCCCCTCGTGGAGAGGAGGTCACTCGAACCGACTATACAGAAGAGGGGCGGCTCCACCGTGAGGATGGCCCTGCCATTATCTGTTCGGATGGGGTGACCGCTTGGTACCGGGAGGGGCGGCTCCACCGTGAGGATGGCCCTGCCATCTGTTGTGAGGGCTACCAGGGCTGGTTCCTGAATGGCATCTGCCAACGAGCAGAGTTTGCATCAGGAACAGTTTTCGCTATACAAAAAGACTGAGCGGTGGGTATACTAGTTCAAAGGAGGACTCATGCTAATGAATAACCTGGACCTCATCAGCAGACTTAGGGCTGAGCTAAGCTGGGCCGTAGCCCCTCAAGCAATTAACCCAGCCGTGCAAGCCCTACTGGAAATGCGAAGGCAGAAGGACCCTACCTTTGTCAACCCCCTGGTCGAGGACCAGAACATCAGGGAACTTCTTTTCGATCTAAGGAGCGTCAGATGATCAACCTTGCAAGGCATTTTGACCGTGAACACCCCGTGGCTGACCCAGAGGTTCAGGAGACCGTCAGGGCTGAACTGACGGAGGCGGGAGTCAAGATAGAGGAGCACGAGTTCCTGCTCGATAGTTGCGGGGAAGTCCCCACCTCTATTATGGGAGTGGCGTGTCACTGGAGTTTCAGACGGGCGTGGTACTACTGGGTCGCCAAGGGGCCTGGAATCCCCGTGGAGTGGGCCGAGGATTTCAACAAGCGATGGGGGAAGGAAGTAAGGGCAGAGGGAGATTGTGGATGCCGTGGGCCACTGTTCTGGAACGAGGGCTTTGGGACGGGAAATTACCACATCGATTCCCAAGCCGGTCTGAGTGCTTTTGTAGAACTTTTGAAGCTGATTCACGTTCCCAGGAAAAAAGAAGACTGAGGATTCGAAATATCGAGTATCATCTATACAGAGCACTGCGGGTATGATGTAATGGTCAGCCTGAAACCTTGCCATGGTTTACGAAGGAGTTCGATTCTCCTTACCCGCTCCAGTTCCAGATATTTCTCATTTAGACTCTAACAGCACCACCTATCTCAAACTGCGATTTGTGGGTTCGATTCCCACCTCTGCGCCTTGCGCGGAGTGGCCAAACTGGAAAAGGCAGCAGTCCCGAAATACGAGTCTAGTTTTATATATCCGGATGCCTGGAGCGGTATCAGGTCTCTGTCACATGGAGAAACACGTGGGTTCAAATCCCACTCCGGATACCATGCACCCGTAACTCAGCGGACAGAGTGGTTGGCTTCGAACCAACTGGTCGGGGGTTCGATCCCCTCCGGGTGTACCAAATGCCCAAGTAGTGATAACGGTAGCACGAAGGTTTCGTACTCCTTCAGAGACGGTTCGATTCCGTTCTTGGGCTCCATTTAAAGGATCAACGCATGAGTCAAGAGGATAAGCATCAGCACATCATCCAGCGTCTCACCTGTCTTAAGGACTCTTCATTGATCCAGACGGGAATGACGCTGGATTTGTATCAGCGAGAGGGGACGGATCGAAGTGTCTTCTTTGTCAATATCCCGGCTCTGGCTGATCAACTTTTCGAGGTGTTCGACAACCATCATGGTTTTTCCTTTGAAGAATGTCGAGCATACATTCGAATTGTGCTAGGTATTAAGGAGCAGCCCTTTGACTAAACAAATGATTGTAATGCGAAAAGATCTCAATATGCGTAAGGGCAAGATGGTGGCTCAGGGGGCTCATGCCTCTGTGGCTGTTTTGCTAAACGCCGGAGAGTTCGGTGGCGATGGTCCCGTTGATTTTACCCTTCATTTCGAAACTGAAGATGATCCACTTTACTGTTGGATAAGGGGGTTATTCACCAAAATTTGTGTTTCCGTAGACTCCGAGGAAGAGCTTATGGAAGTATACGGCAAAGCTAAAGAAGCAGGCCTGCTCTGCACTCTCATAACCGACTGTGGTCTGACCGAGTTCAACGGAGTGCCAACCAAAACTTGCTGTGCGATAGGACCGGCCACTGATGAACAACTTCAGCCAATCACCGGACACCTCAAACTTCTGTAATAAATGACTATCTGATTCCTCTTCAGAGGAACCACGATGTCCACACAAGCCTATATCTTCAATGAGTATATCTACGTTGGTGGTGAGCAGGCAGATAACAGCCAGCCTGCCGCCATTTTTATGTCTACTGGGGACTATGGGAGCTACGACAACGCCTCCTTGAAGTTCTCCCTCTACCCCTCCGCTGGAGCCTATGGGGTGCTCCTGTACGTGCCGTTGCCGGTTGTGGCCTCTATGGTGAGCACTGGAGTGATTGGCGCGACTGCGGGGCTCACAGGCGGCTTGCCGACTCCTCACTAAATCTGAGTAATAATCCTTGAGGGGTCTCAAGGAGCAAGCATGGTATCGGAGAAGTACATATCCATCCAGGAGGCTAAATACCTTCTGGCAAAGCACGTTCCCACGGTGATGGGGGCGTTGATGCTGGAGCGGTTCGAACTACGCCCACAAAGCCTGTTTGGAATGGCCGAACTGGTGATCAGTTACTACTCCACTCTGACACATAAGCTCTACGGATTTAGTCAGCCGGTGGAATATGAACTGATCAAGAATAGGCCAGATATGGTGAGACACTATCTTGATTGTGTGTTCCGCCACATCCTGCGTGATGTGTACGAAGAAGAAATGAAAGACCAGGAGGACATCCTTTTGGAGCGGGTAAAGGGAGAGATGGCGATGGAAATGGAGCGGAGACAGAATGTCAAATAACCCAAGAGAACAAATGATTCAACTTTTCATGCAGCCTCAGACCCGTGAAAAGGCGGAAGCCCTGACGGATGCGTTGCTCGCGGATGTAGCGGAGCTTCAGCTAGATAGTATTGATACCCAAGAGCGAGTAATCAAAGCCTATGAGGCGGGGTTCTTTGATGGTCGTCATGGGACTCCATGTGAACAAATTGAGGCCGAGAACCAACTTGAGATAGCAAAAGTAAAATACTTGGGCTTGGAGGAAAGTTACCACGAACTTATGCTGGATTATTTTATAGGTGAGGATCGGGAGACTGAAAAATAACTTTGCTTCTCTCTAGTGGAGAAGCTATGAAATCACCCCTTTTTGAACGAAGCAAGACTGCGGTTGAATATGAATTCAGTACCACCCAAGCCGTATACGATGGGGCCACTACCAGGGACTTGTTGGGTTTCATCCACAATACCATACAAGATGAGGATGTGTATGTGGATGAATCCGATGGGATCAAGGGTCGAGAGCGGAAGCCTCATCTCACCCTGCTGTATGGAATCAAACAGTGCAAGCCAGACATTCCTAAATTGGAACAGTTGATTCAAAACCACCCGGCACTTAACCATGTCGAGTGGCTCGGTCTGAGTAAGTTTGAAGCGGAGAAGAATGATGTTCTGGTCATCCTGATAGAATCGGAGGAGGCGCAGGAACTCTTCTCAGACCTAATGGCACTCTATCCGGATAATGCAAACAGCTTCCCCGATTACCAGCCCCACACCACACTGGCTTACTTGAAGAAAGGGATGGCGGATAAGTATATTGAAAAGTATTTTGATTCATTTGTAGATGGGCCGGTGCCGATTAAGCATTTGGAGTTTGAGAACAACGGGGACATCGCCGTATTCGATCCCAACTCAGCCCAACTGAAGAAGACCATCACCGCTGCTGATTTGCTCACCCGGAAGGAGGCGGTCTTGGAACCAAAGACAGCCTATCAGCGTTGGCTCAGCGGTGACTAGTGAGGGTTAGCTGAGGGCATCACATGTTAGCATACAATATCATTAAAAGTTTATCCGACACAAGGCTTTATTCTAAGCCGCTCCGACAGGCCTTAGAATCAAAGGTGATAATCAATCCAAAGTGGGCCTACGGGTATGCTCGGAGTGTGATGAAACAAAGATGGCCGGAGGCGGAGCCGATGATTCGGACTGATCCGGAGCGGGCCTACTGGTATGCTCGGGATGTGATGAAACTAAACGAAATGCAAGCGAGGAAATGGAGTAAGGGAAGAGATTAATCTGAAACTAGTAAAAAAGGCCCCCGAAGGGGGCCTTTGCTTTGTCTAGCAAGCCTTTAGGGCTTCACGACCTTGGGGACGATGGGCTTGACTTCCTTCTTCTGAGAGGCAGTCTTGGGGGCCTTGGTCGCCTTGAGGGCTACCTTTGCCTTCTTGACGGCCTTCTTTGCCTTGGGGGCTGGGACGGTCTTGACCACTGCGGCCTTGGGGGCTGCGGGTGCCACTGGAGCGGGAGCCTGTGCGAAACCGATGGCTCCGAAGGCGAGGGCGAGAACGACGAGCGAGAATCTCTTCATATTATCTCCTTAAAAGAAATGAAGTTGAGACTGAAGAATAAGCAGGTTCCGTGCCAGAATAGAAATATTGGAATACCTGCGCTTAAGAAATAGAAGTCATAGTTGAGTGTGGCGTTCTGCCTCAATTGAAGTGATTTGCCTTTCTGACTTCTTAATTCATTTGAAGGGGGTTTTATGGATGACGGAGGAAAACTCAACATTGAAAAGATTCAGGCTGAGATTGTCAGTCTCGGAGACATACTGAGTGCAAAATTAGCGGAGTTGAGGGAAGTCAACGATGTGGTTGCGGATCAACTGATTGCGGTGAAGACTGCGACCGATACGATTAAAAAGAACCAATCTGACATTAAGCTCAGTCAAGCTGATATCAAAATAAGCCAAGCCCTCATCCAGGTCAGTCAAGCCCGAGTAGTGGTGGGCTGTGAGAGAATAAAAGATAATCTTGAAAATGTCTTGTCAACTTTAAACGATTCAATCAATAGAGTTAGTTTACAAATCAGAAGTCTAAAATCCCTCGTTTCAATGAACCCTGACGAACCCTAAAAATATAATACCCCATCCCTTTAGTAGAATCTCGGGAGGGATGATGAGAATTTTTAAGGGTGGGTGGCACCCAGATTTGCCAGATTTTCGTGATTTTCGTTTAGCCAGAGCAACCGCTCCAATTGCAGCTCCGGACACGGTTGACCTAAGACCAAAGATGCCTGCTGTTTACGATCAGACAACGTTAGGGAGTTGCACTAGTCAATCCAGTGCGGCAGCATTTGAATATGATTTGATTAGGCAAGGACTGCCTAGTTGGACTCCCAGCCGACTCGCCATCTATTATGGAGAACGGTTTCTCGAAGGGACGGTACCCTCAGATTCCGGGGCACAGATTCGTGATGCGGTGAAAGTTTTGGCCACCAATGGTGCTGCTTCAGAAGCCTTGTGGCCATACGTCCCAGCCAAGTTTGCTACCGCCCCTCCTGATGCCTATGTCAAAGCAGCGGCTCAGGACCTAGCGTTGCAGTATGCTCGGGTTGAACAGTCACAAGCTGGAATTGAGGAATGTCTATTCAAGGGTTATCCGGTCATTTTTGGGTTCACCGTCTACTCTTCCTTTGAGTCAGAGGCAGTTGCTCAGACTGGGATTATGGCAATGCCCAGTCCCACTGAACAGTGTCTAGGGGGTCACGCAGTTCTCTGTGTCGGGTACGAGCGTTCCAAAAGAACGTTCATCATTCGCAACAGTTGGGGGGCCGATTGGGGTGACAAGGGTTATTTCTATATGCCCTATGACTATCTGCTCAACGCAAACTTGGCTGATGACCTTTGGGCTCTCTACACGGTTGAAGAAGCCGGTAAGCAACAGTAATGATTAAACACATACTGCACTTGGCCCGAATCGTCCATTCGGTTATCAGGGAATCCCTTACCAAACCGGCAACCCGAAGTGATAGATGGCCTACGGTTCGTAAACACTTTCTAGAAAAGAACCCCAAATGTGCTGCCTGCGGAGGGACTACCCTACTCCAATGCCACCACTGTCTACCATTTAACGATGATCCGTCAAAAGAGCTAGATCCCAGTAACCTAATAACCTTGTGTATGGGGACCACGGAAGAGCATCACCTCAGTATAGGGCACGGCTCAGATTTTCACCATTTCTCAGAAACCGTCAGGGAAGATGCGGCACAACTACTAGTTCATCCTGAACAGTTTCAAGAGATAGCAGATAAATCAAAGGCTAACCGGAAGCCCAATCAGCCTGGGGTCGTCTAATCAAACAACTTTCCACTTCTAGAAGTGGAGGCTACGATGAAACAAGCTAAAATTAATCTCGATGGAGCAGCCCTGACCCTACTCCATCCATTAGTAAGTGGGGCCACAACCCTTGCCCTACGTTGCCGAGAGGCTCATTGGAATGTCAAGGGACCAAGCTTTCTCCCATTGCATGAACTGTTTGGGGACTTCTACGATTTTATGAACGATTGGGCCGATACGCTGGCCGAACGAATCGTTCAACAAGGTGGAGCCGCCTGTGCGCTAGAGGGCTTCTCTGGTCCCCCACTCCTAGGAGATGAGAAGTTCCTGCTGGAGAGTATTGCAGTTGCAGGAAATGCGTTAGCGACCATCGTCCACACCACCATCCCTCAGCTAGGAGACGATGAGACCACCAAGGATGTGTTGATTGAGTTTGGTCGAGAACTTGAAAAGTGGGTCTGGAAGATTGAAGCTCATTTGGTGGAGTTCAAACGGTTGGACGAGGGTAACTCGGAGACTGAGGTCGCTGAGGAGGCAGTAGTTTCAAAAAAGGATGGTCCTGGTAGATTCATAACAGAGGGGGAGCTGACCCCTCAGATGCCCCAGTTGAAAGAGTTCTCTGCCATTGTAACCGCTAAATCTATTCTAGTTAAATCGGCATCTGGGCACATTTATGCATTCGATGAGAATGTCATGCCAACCTCAAAAGCTAAAGACCCCTCTGAGCAGGATGAGGCTCAGCGGTGGTTGCAGGAGAACTTCAATGAGGTTCTTGGCGACTGACCAGAACGCAGTAACATCTCTAAGAGGCCGCAATGGAAATTACCAAAAAATCAGATCTGCTCAACAATGATTTGCTCAATATGCTCCAGACCAACGTCGAAGGGCAACTTAGCTTCAAAAATATGAATAAAATCGAATGGAACAACCTCAGCCCGGAGTCCAAATCCGAGTTTTTCATGAGGAACGTATTCCATGACGGTGTGGACCCCCGTATCAAAGACCAAATAAACGGGGAGATTGACAAACGAGTGGACGTTGCAAAGAACGATCTGCTCCAGAAAGTGGACAATGAAGTCCGCAACAGCGCAATGTCTGAAGTGATCAAGCAACTCGTTTCAGACATCAACTTTACGGAGATTTGAAATAGTTTTGTGAAATAATCCTACCCAAAACTGCGCAAATCAAAGTATAATCCTAGAGCAGGGGTCGCATCCTTGCTCTTTTCCAATTAAGGAGAACCATGAGCGAAGAACCAACGATTCACCAAGTAGTCCCCGTCTCAATCCTCAAGACTTCCCACATTCCTGCCAGCATCATCTCTGCGCTGGTAAGCGCGTTGGTCGTCATTGCCGGATTGTTTGGAGTCTACACCATGATTCGGAATGCCCAAAAGGACCATATGGAACTGGTCGCGGCACTGAGTCAAAATAATCAGGAAGCAATACTGCTCAAAGTTGTTGATGAAAAACTTTCTCTCCCAATGGAGACCAAAGTCCTCATCGCTAGAACTTTGAAGAACATGGTCACAGTCAAGCAAATCCCGTTATCCCTTGCCTGCGGTTTAATTCATGTTGAGACAGGAGGAACCTGGAAGACCGATATGACTAGTTCAGCCGGGGCCGTGGGTATTATGCAAGTCATGCCCGCTACCGCAAAGCCCTATTTGAGAACTGAGCGAATTGATCCAACGAGGAAGGCGCTTATGGACCCAATTAACAGTATCATCGCTGGGATCGGCACCTTGGCAGACTATCATGATATGGCCGTAGACCTGGGCCTGGAGAAGCCGGGTCAGTTTGAAATCTCACTTTCTATGTATCAGGGGGGACCTAGGATAGTAAAGCCCTCAGCATACTCCAGAGACGTTCTCGAAGCAGCAAAGCTGTATAAAGCGATGGGACTGTAACCGAGTAATAAGTAGAAGGAGTCTTACCTATGCATATCGTCACTCTTCCGAATAAAGAACATTACGAATACCTAATGTTCGTTTTCCATAAACATGTGGGGGGCGGTCTGGACCCGGAAGAGTTGGCGATTGCGGGACAGGTGTGGGGTCTTCTAAAGAACTCCAGGGAGATTCTACCTCCTCCACCACAGGAGAAAGGAGAGCCAGAAGTGATTCAGATTCCTGGACCCCTCCAGATCGTTCATGAGGGGGATATGTCCTTACCAGCCAGTGAAGTTGGAAGGAATTAATTAAGTTGTTTTTGAATCTGGGACTTCCATTTATGTATCAAAACCACGTATTGAATTGGCTGTTGGGCATCCTTAATCACGTGGGGCATGGTCTGCTGCCAAGTCATGTTTCCGCCCAACTGTTCAGCCAAATACTCTGCCTTCTGATAATTTCCGAATCCGGCATTGTACGAGCACAGAGCCGCATCCCAATCTTGATGGCATTGCGCCTCCAGCCTGAGCATATATTTTGAATTGGCTCGGATAGACGCTGGAACATCGGTAGGGTCAGTCAGATGGTATTGTTTCGCAGTCTTTGGCATAAATTGAGCGATACCTTTTGCTCCGCAACTGCTGACAGCCTTTGGACTTAACCCAGACTCTTGATAACACTGGCTGATACGGTCAACCCATCTGATACCATCTATCTGCTGAAACTGCCCCTGGTAGGGGAGGGGGAGAATCAAACCCAGAAGTAATCCTTGCCATTTCATTTAAGCAGGCTTTGCACTAAAGCGTTGAGGAGGCTACCCACCAATGCCGCTAGTAAAATTCCACCATTTGAGATTTTTCTACTCTTAATTTCTTCTGACTCCCCATCTTGGGGCTCCAAATATTTTTTACCCAAACGCGAGTTTTCTGCCACGTTAAAAAGGGTTGCAGCAGAAAGAAACCCTAGAGCGATAACGGGAAGGGCCATCAACAGTCTGACTAGAGTGAGACGGGCGCTAACAACAGCCTGCCACCATGCGCTATCTGAACTAACCGGAGTGTGAGAGGCATAGGCAGCTAGCGCGATAAAGCATACTAAAAGTCCACCCGCACCCCACATCAATATTTTATTAATTTGGGCTCTTCGCTGGGGATCTATTTTTGAACTATCTGCAAACAGGTCTTTGAACAAACTTTTTAACCACTTATTCATTTGAGACTCCTCACCCTGGAAACAGAAAGTTTAAGTTGTTGCAGTGTCTATAAAGATGTAGTCCTTAACGAAATCTATATTAAGGATCACCAAGGCCGTGGAGCCCGTGCCAGGGGCGGGAGAGAAAGTAACCGACAAGACCCCAGAGCTGAAGTTAGCACTGCTGGGGACAAACGCAGCCCCTACGATGCCAAAAGTATCTGAATAGGCGTTGTTGCTACCCTTTTTAAATATCATCCACATGCTCATATTATCAACTTGATCAAGAATGGCAATGGACTCATCAGTGACCAGAACTAAAGCAGCGGCTGGGAACCCCTGCGTGTCACCTCTGGTCATCTGGTCACCCCCACCCTGAGCTTCAGAGAACCAAGGGGCTATCAGGGTTGGGTTCTGGACTCCAGATGTATACTTGAACCCATCCGCCGCATAACCGGTGAGGCCCCCAGCAAATGTTGGATTATAGAATAAATCCGTGCTTTGTGCGGGAACCAGACAGGAGCAGTATACATTACTCCCATAAAGCTGAATATCTCCCAGAAGATCTTGAGAGAGGTTGGATATTAGGGGGGGATAGGAGGATACGAGAAGATTCAAAATTGAGGTAACATACACGTTATCAATACTAAAGGTCATCCCTTGGTTAAACCGTGCCTGAGTAGATGTGAAGATTAGTGTGATGGTTTGACCCGCAAAAACTGATAGATCGTAAGCCCCCTGCTGAGCCCACCCCTTTCCCACCAAGGGACTTCCCACATTATAAGTGGCCACAGTAGTGTAACTACTATACTGATCCTCCACCTCTACGGTAAGGCTGCAAGAAGGGGTGAGCAGGCTGTCAGGTTGTGTCAGGCTGTCATCTATTTGCAGGAGAAAAGACAAAGAAGCTGTGGAGTTCGCCGGGATAGTGAAGGATTGGTAAATTGTGTCAATTTGATTATCTGAGCTATGTCCACACAGAGAAGCACACCACTGCCCAGAATAGGCTTCGGTGCGATTCATTAAAATGTAGGGGGATTCCACCATCCAGGCCGAAGGAGATGAGCCATCAGGATTGTTTTGAATCTCGAATCCTGGATTTACGATGAGTTGCTGGGTAATCATGTGCTCTCCACATAAAAGGAATACAGAGTTCTTTCTTGAAGCTGATTTTTAAGGTGGCGTTCATGTCCCAAAAGATTTACCCATTAGGATCTACCAGCAGAACCTTGGACCCCAGCGGACGAAGTTTTACAACGGTAGTCGGCAAACATGATAAGCGCATCACTGATGCGGATATCAACCTGATCCAGGATTTACAAGATATGAAAAGATACCTGCTCACGGAGAATATGGTCTTTTCCGGAGCACTTCAGGCAAAGCCCTATATTTTCAACGAAGCCCAGGAACAGGTGTTTCTCATCCCGGCTTTTGATGTAATGTTCAACGGTGAGACCGTCACCCTAGGAGGCTGTCGTTCCACAGATCTGACTATGAATAAGGTAGTCCTCCCGGCCCCCAGCAGTTGGTCCTATGGGGAGGGTGCAGACTCTGCGGCCATCTATGTAGTCTTTGCAGAGTTGTGGTATCAGGCTTTAGATCCTGGTAATGGCCAAGGGTATTTTGTAGATGTGACGGGAGCCCGATGGATTTATGCATTGGGATGCATCAATTGCGACCCCTCCAATTTGATCGCTGATGATGTGTTGGATCCCTTTCAGAGATTAAACACCACTTCTCGGGCTCAGATTCAATGGAACATTCGTGTCGTTCGAGTTCCGCTCAGTTATGATTTTACCCAGCGTAGGTTTGGGCTGGATTCATTGGGAACTATTGAAGATGCCGTTTTTGGGCAAGCTATGCTATCCACCCCCCCGTCTCAGATTGTCGTGGGTCAGGATGCGGGCTACCCATTCGTGAACATGGGTCAAATTAATGGTGACTTTGGCCTCTGGCAGGCCGGTAGTGGCATCGGATCCTTCGCCCCTCCCATCCCCACACTTGATGGCTACAGCTACGCTATGCCTCTTGCAGTGGTCTTCCAGCGCAATCTAGGGGTGTTCGACCCATCGGTGAATCCCAATGGCTGCGCTAGTTCTCAGATTGCCAACAGCGGTCTCCTGGCATCGGGTGTGTCAGGTCGTTATGACTACAAGTATGCGGATGCAGTTTACCCAGAAGATGTGGTGGACACTCGGCTATCGGTGAGCCTGAATGGCTACGACTGGGACAAGCTACTTCAGAGTGGTTTCGTAGATTTAGTGAATGGAAATATCAATCAGAAGATTGGAAGGGGAGAGATTCCCGGTGCAGACCCCTCCATCATGGGTTCCATCCTTCCCTATACAATCGCTCTCGGCCCCCAGGCTATTCCTAACACCGATTATCTGGGGGCATTTGATGGGTATATGAATGGCTTTGGGGCAGACCTCAGAACTTTCTATTCGATTCAAGCAATCTCGATAAACAACAAAGTCACTGGAACCAATGGAGTAAGATGGAGCAAAGGTGATAGCATCACTATCAATCTTGATAGTTCAAATACACGCCTTGGAGCCACCATCTCCTACCTGATGGTTCAGGCCCAGGTCACACAATCCAACGGCTCCATCAATCCAGTTCTTCTTTTAAGTGGCCAGATAACCGCTACTGGGATTGGAGGTCGCACCGCTACGGCCACCTTTAACAGCAATCTGTCCGGAACTGCTTTTGATCCGGGGGTAAATGATTTGTATGTGACGGTTGGGGTTCTCTACCCAGCCGGATCCAACTACTCATTGCAGCAGATTCCAATCAATATCATGGGTGGGTCGCTCTACGATGGGCAGATTAACAAGACCTTTCCGGTCTTTGGTATATCTGAATACTCAACATTCCGAGCAGTTACCAACCAAAAAAACACATTAAATGCTTACAACCCGCTCTATTCCAATAAAGTATTCGGAACCAGGGTCAGTATCCCCTTGCCCGCTTCAAGTGGAACACCTACAACATATGATAGTTTAAGTGTTCTCCAATTCACTATCCCAAGGACTAGTATCAACGGGTATGCCAACTTCAACGGTATTTTTGTCGTAGGGGCCACAGACTTGGCTTCGGGGGTCAGTTATTCAATTTATTACACGGCAGTCGATCCAATTAACTTCACCGTGATGATCCAGCAAGTCCCTGCTACAGTAAACATCGTCTTCACAGTGGTATTGAACCAGACGGCCCAACTTAGTTATAATTCAGCCGTCAAGGCGGTTTCCTCTATCAGCGAGACTGTTTTGTTTGGCAACTATCAGAACTCTGCAAGCAGCCTGTTCCCACTTGACCCTAGAATTAAACTCCTAAGCTCCACGCTGATTGGTTCTGGCTCTACTGCCTCCACCTCCCTTATCTTTGGGACCACTAATGGAACCCTAACTGGTGTGGGTGGGAGCACTCTAAATAAGTTCATCTTTGTCGCTGATGACCCTTCCTACCCCCAGCGGTTCAAGGCTTACCCTTTACTGGATGTACAATTTTTCAATGGCATCACCACTGTCACCGTCCCCAGCGAAGCAAATGTTGCCATATACCCTTACTTCATGGCCGGGTCCATCAACCCCTCATTCAGTGTAGACTCCGCTCTGGCCGTAGCAATGGAGTATCTGCCTTATCAGGGAGAAGGGGATGCGACCCACACTTACACACTCCTTCATTCAGAAGATACAGCCATGGTGACAACCAATGGAACCGGGGCTGCCCCAATTGTCGGACTAAAGGATGTGTATCCTTATAATAGAGAGCTTCCCATTATTACTACGCTCCCATCTCAACCTACCTGGAATGACTCAGATCTGACCAATCAGGCCGTGGGGAATTACTTTGATAACAACTATGAGGCAAAGCGTTTCAATAACGTTGAACACACTTTCTTCACCCCCCTGCATACTAACGATTTTATTGAACCGGTAGGTGGATGGAAGCGTAAGCTAATTCAGCTATCTTACCCCTCGGGTCGCGGGTTTGCAAAAATTGCACCCCACGTAGGCTTCGCTATTACCTCCCCCACCCCAGAGTCCTCACTCTCTAGTGGGGGGGTCATGACCGTTGCCCCCATCAATCTTTATGTCAATAATGTTAGTGGCAACGATGGCAACGATGGATTAACCGCTCAGACACCTAAGTTGACAATCTATGGTGCTCTGTCTTCGCTTCCTCCAATTCTCCGTCATCCCTGTGCCATCTATTTGGTCCAGACGGGAACCCCTTTCGTCATCCAGAATTTGTTTAACACCTCCAGTCTTAGGGATGTTTACCTTGGAGACGGAACAATTTCCCCTGTGGCAAATACTTGTGTGGCCGGTTTATCCTACACGGTGCAAGATGAGGGTCGTCTTTATATTGGACGAGCCCCTGGTGATTCCGGGTATATGACCATCACGGCTGTGGGTTACACCCCAAGTAACGCCCCATTATCCGCTTTTATTGTTAACAATTCTCGGGTGTTGTTTAACGGAGTAACTTTTGACTCTTTCCCTGCGGGAAACCCAGCAGTCTACGGAATTGATTCTCAGGTCGATTTCTCGGATTGCAAATGGACAAATAACCAGCAGGCCGGGGGATTCTTAGACTGCTCCGTCAATGTAAGTAACGGCACTCTTTCGATTGGAACTGGTGTGGGCTTCTTCCTCAGCGATACATCAATGACAGTTTCGGGGTTGAAATTAGTAGCCACGGGCACACCAAACAGCCCTGTTTTCTTTGACATCGAGCTTACTTCAAACCTGACCCTTGAAAATCATGGGTTTGGTGAAGAGACCAATGTGACCAATGTGACTCCAGTTGTTCTGGCTTCCTTAAACTCCACGGTGGTTTGTAATGGCCAGTCCTCATGGACTTCAAAGGGATCTGCCACAATTACTACCAATTCAACTCTTGTAAGATCGGCCAACGCAACCCCATTTGCAGGAGGAGTTCTGATTGATAGCAGTTCTACCCAACTGACAGACAACTCCAATTCCTGAATACCGACCGCTCTTATGAGGACTTGAAACAATGGCCTTAACACTCTCTGCCGCAACGATTGACCAACAAAACGTGCTTCTTACTCTGAACGCTGATGATGAGGGGGCAATCGTACGTATCGCAGCCCTTCAAACGGCTAATTTGGTGACCCTGACGGCTGTGAATCCTGCCAGTACCGTTAGCTGGGGCTTGTTTCTAAACCCCTCTTGGCTCACCTTAGAGACTAATTCTGCAACCAACACGGCTCAGGTGAAGTTCATCAGCCCTAGTGCAGATACTCGACTCTTCCAGTGTTATGTTAAAGCTGATGATGGAGTGACACAAGTTTACTACCCGTTGGCCATAGAGGTTCTTGAACCTCTTTCTATTTCAGTTTCAGGTAGGACAAATAATTATCTAGCATACGATTCCACCGCAGTTCCCGTAACCCTACAGGCACTGGGGTTGAACGGAACCCCCATCTCCAACGGACAGGTAAGCTACATCACCCCGGTCGGTCTTCCTGGCGGTCTTTCGCTTATCACGGCTGATGGAAACTCTGCGTCCCTTCAAGTCGCACAGCCAAACATCAATTCAATCTCCGGAGGAATGGCAGCCTCTTCCCCCGCAACCTATGATTTCTTGGCTTTCTGCCCTGGAACCATGTATGACTCCCTGACCTATCCGTATGATCTGAGCCTTGTGATAGGGACTCTAGCAACCAAGGTGGGGATGCTAGATGCCGCAATGTCTTGCTATTTCGACAATACCCAAGATTACATGGTGCTTAATATTCAATCTGATTATCTGGATGGACTGGGTGGGGGGCTTGCCTTCAACTGGAACGTTTCCGGTACCGCTACGGATGTGATTACTGAGGGGAGGACTACCACTTCTTCCTCCATGAACTGGACTCCGGAAACGGCTGGAACGGTGCAATTCCAGGTGGCAATCCAAGATTCTGGAAATACCATTTCAAACCTCAACTTTGGTCCCTTCCAAGTCGGGCAGGCCACTGGAACTTGGACTTCTACGAGTGCAATAAAACTTCAGATTGACGCTCCCTTTAAGACTGGCCCTGCTGGAAGTTCCGTTCCTTTTACCGTATCTGTCCCTGCCACTCCCACAACCGAGTTCCAGGCTGGGGAGACCATCAACGTAACGGTAGCACTGGTATCTGCGAATGGTGAGCCCTCCATCACACCTCCAACAACCTTCTCACTGACCTCTGTAGCCCCTTCCAACACCTTTGATCTAGTCATTCCTACCACCGCTCAATTCAAAGGCAAGTGGACAGTGGTGGTGACGGCAAACAATAGTTTAACTTCCCCCACTAGAACTGGCCAATTGAGTGCAGTGTTACTCTCGACCGGATTGCCAACATTCAGCATAAACAATAACGCCATCATTACCTTGAGTCAAGTCACTGGAAGCAGCATCACCCCCGTTTCCCTAGTCGCAACCAACAGCGGAACTCTTCAACCTATTACTGATGTCAAGTTCTCTTTGGTAAATGCCCCTCCAGGACTCAGTATCGTGAACAATCAGATCGTGGGAGCGGTCCCCCAAGTGGGGAGCTTTAACTTCCAGGTGCTGGGAACGGAGCCCAACTATTCCAATTCCTTCACGAACGTGTCTTTGGTCGTAACCGGCTCGGCCTCTCCACTCACCATAACCAGTTTCGGTCCAGCCGTTACTCAGACTCCTGACAACATCCAGTTTAATGTCAATTGGGGAGTCACGGGATCCCCCGTAACATTGATGCTCCAAAGAAACGCTGATGTCCCTCTTAGCGTCCTCAATTCGGTACAGAGCACTCAGACTATCGTGGGGACCAGTGTATACACCCTCATCGGAACAGATTATCGCACCAGTGTCTATTCCATCCCTTCTGTTGTGGTCTCCAATAGTTCTGTGAATGCTACCCAGCTTTCTGGAGCCCCCACCATCGCAGAGATTGATGACTCCGACTTGTTGACGGTTATCTGGAATCCTCTGCCAGTAAACAACACTTACAGCCTCTATTCAGGTTGGAACATCCAGTTGTCCGACAATGGGGCAACCCCAGTTCAGCTATTTAATTTGGCTGGTCTTCCTCCAACTGGGTTAGAAGTAAGCAACACTTCAAATGATTCCAGGCTCTTCACCTACCAACTGGCCAATAACGATAGTTATACCATGAATATGACGGCCTTGTCATCCAACCGTGGGGCTATTCTGGACTCTAACCCCTGGTCCAATTTCTTAGCGTTCCCTGGTCCAATCGATAACTCCTTGGTGGGGGTCAGTCAGTCTACCCTTTCCATCGGGCAATCTCTCACCATCACTCTGAGCCAGTCCTATGCGGCAGCCGATTACTGGCGTATAACCTACAGTAATGGCACAAATACTGGCTGGCTTCCAATCAGTCAGAAGACGCAGGCCACGACTTTCAGCACCCCTGGCAGTCAGGCTATTCTAGTTGAGTTTGAATACGATTACTCCACTCTGACTCCCCCAGTTTACCTTCGTCGTTCATTGACCTTCAGTGTCTTTGTTCAGAATCAAGTGTATAATTCCACTACCGCAGGCGTGATTGGAACCGGTAACGTAGGTCTGGGAGGCGAGGCCGGATTCGAAATCGCATCCTCCAGTAGTTCCACCTACCAACCTCAACCTTACATGGTCATTGTAAAAGCCCTAGTGCAGGACAATATGACTCAAGAGTTGAAGATTTTAGTGGCCACCAGCCGAACCAACAACGCCTCTTCTCTGTTGAATACCATGTCGGCAGATGTATTTCCCTTGGTCTATCGTCCTAACTTGAAGGATCTGGTTATTCCGGCATTGAACTTCACTTCAAATCTGGCATTGGTCACCCCAGTGTCAATCTCCACCACGGCTCTGCCAACTGCCATTGTGGGGCAGCCAATGCAGGAGACTCAGCTTTCAGCTACAGGTGGGACCACCCCCTACGATTGGTATTCCGACTCCCTCCCGTTCGGGCTCAACCTATCTCTAGATGGAACCCTAAGCGGGACACCGCTAGCAGTGGGGGTATATAACATCAACTTCTCTGTGCAGGATGCGACAAGCCCAGCTTTCATTGCTGAAGCCACTGTGATGCTCACCATTGAGTCAGATATTGCTGTCCAGACTGTTACGCCTCCCGCAGCCACTGTAGGTGCATATTACCAATCACAGCTTACCGCCACGGGCGGGCTACCTCCTTACTCCTGGAGTGTCGTGGACGGTGCGCTTCCACTAGGACTTTCCCTGGATGCTGGCTCTGGCCTGATCAGTGGTTATCCGGTCACCTATAACTCCGACTCCGATTTTGTTAATCAGTTTGTATTCGTCACCGAAGTAGTAGACTCCATTGGTTCTTACTCTTCAGTGAGTTTCCAAATGTGGTTGCTTCCCATGAATCTGACTCTAGGAAACATGGACCAAACCATCATCTCTGAGGGAATGGATTTCAAAATGGCCATTCCAGTCTTTGGTGGCCGAAGCCCCTACACCATCTCCTCTTTCACTTCCGATAGTTCCATTGGAAACGCACTATCCATCATCTCCCCAGAGGCAGTAGATGTAGTCTCTGGTCTGGGAACTCCCCCCCTTACCATCATGACCGGAGATCAGGTTTTCAGCCCCACCGCTTACCCATATGTCGTCTCCTTCCCCCTCTCTGCTACGGGTGGGGTTGCCCCATATGTTTGGAGTCTAGACATCTCCGTCCCTGCACTCAACACGATACTGAGCCCCATTGTTAGTGCCTCTCTGGCCGGTGGAACCTTCCTTGCGGATGGAGCCTACTCAATCGTAGCTCATGTAGTGGACCAGACCGGAGCTTCTGTCTCCAAGGTCATTAACCTCACCTCCACTCTTAAGGGTGGATCTGGTGGTACCGGACCTTCTGCTCTTGAATATGTCATCATTAACAAGAACAGTAGTTCCTACACGACTGACTGGACCTTCACTCCTCTGAATAATCTACCAGACGCTCAGCAGGGGTCTCCCTACCTCCCACCATCTCTTCCTGGGTCTTTCTTTGGAATTGCTGTCTGGAACCCAACTTCTAATCAAATATATGATCTGCGAACCGAAGCGACTCAAATCCAATTTACTAATCTCTATTCCACGGTTGGCGGAGCGGGGCAGTCTAATAACAGCAAGTTTATTGTGGATGCAACCACCGCTGGTCTTGGTTCAGGGCTCTCTGGAATCCTGCAATCCCTTTTCTCTACCTCAAACAGCAATCTTGTGGACCCCACCACTGGTAAGCCCTATCCCGCTCAGTGGCAGGATATCTATGATCCTATCATCACTGTCCATCAGCCCAATCTCCCAGCAGACCAGCAAGTCTATACATGGAGCATCGGTGGGGCCACCACGATTCCCTACCCCACTTTCACCGGAATCAATTCTGCGGGTGAAACAGTCGTAGGCCCGGTTGTAACCACTTCAACTGGAACCGTCACTCTGGTGCCCACCACCCTGTTAACCAGCAAGTTCACCACCCCTGCACTCGCTGCCTCTAACCCATACGTGCTAGAGATTATTGCAACTGATACAAACTCTAACACTTATTCCACCAATTTTGCTTTTTACTCAGTTGCCGGTGGCACCATCACCAGCACCCAGGCCAGCGGAACCACTGTGGTTAACGAGGTGTTCCCTGGAATCTCCTTACTAACCCCCAGTGAGGCTGGTGCGATTAGCTCAGGTGCGGTTGCTCAAAGCGTGACTTCCCAACAGAGTGGGATCACCACCCCTTACTTCCCTATGGGTGTCGCTTACTACCAAGGTGATTACTCAAACCTCGCCCATACACAGATGAGAGCAGCCGATACCGCCGCCGTCACTCCAACTCAAGGTGTCACCACAACTGCTTTAGGGTCTAACCCTTATACGTTCATCATCTTGGATGATACGGGAACCTCACCCTCAAACTCCGCTATCAGCAGTCTTGGAAATTACACGCTGGGAACTGTGGTAACGAACAATAATCTATCCAAGGAGATGAGCGTTCACTGCTCAGTCGCGGGGGGTGGCAGCGGCGGGACCTCAACTCCAGTCGTCACCGTAACTACCGTGCAGGGAGATACATTAAACGCAGCGGCTCTAGGTTATCAGGCTAACACAACCTACGTAAATTGGTTCTATATCCTGAATGCAACTGGTGGCACTGCACCCTATACCTTCTCACTGGTGAATGGAACTACTTTCCCAGGTGTAACGGTCCATAACAATCAGACCACCACCACGTTCCTCAGTCCTACCGGGACTTCCGCACAGACCCCGTATACCGGGTGTTTCCTGTTGGTTAACAGCCTCCCCACTGTGTCTGCCAACTCCTTGAACTCAACTCTGAATTACATGGTTCAAGTTCAAGCGACAGATGCGAATGGTAACCAGTCTACGGTTGCAACTGTGCCCTTCACGGTTATCCCGATGACAACCTCAAGTTCCGGGCTGGCCCCGGCCCTTCAGGCTCTGACCAACACACTAACGGGCGGGCCTCTCTGGACCGGTGTGAGCGTCACCCCACTCGCACAGTCTATCACTTTGAGCACGAATGCTACCTGGACTCTGGATAGCCAGCTTCCGGCTGGATTGCTGCTTGCGGATCCAAGCGGAACAGTCTTGATGCATGGAACTTCCATCTCTGGTGGGGGTAATGCCACTGCCATCTACAACCAGACTATTCAACTGATTGGGACTCCAATCAATACAGCTAATGTGACGGTAAATCTGACCGCAACCGCACCGGGGTATTCAGCCTTCGCCGTTGCCATCCCACTGACTATTAACCCACAAACCGCTACTATCAATCTGACCAGTGGAGGTCAGGTTCAGCCGAATACAACTTACAGCCTTGCTCAAGGCAGCCCGTTCGTCAGTCTGCATGTTGAAGGGTTCCTGTCCGCTGCTTCTCCGGCTCCTGGGCTCATCACCAATCTTGGCACTCTGAGTAATCCAGTGGTTGTAAACGTGACCAACCACTATAACTCCTCCTATGCCCAGACTTATGATTTGTATTACACTTTCACTACTGCTTCGGTTGGAGGAACCGGAACCTTCTCTATTCAGAATGCCGGGAGTTTAACTGGCTCTGCTAGCTTTGTTGTTTCACCCCCAGCCCTTGCGGCACAAGGAAATACGGTCTCCTTCACCGTATCCGAGTACACTTCTGCAAACTTCATCATTTCCACCCCCCCGCTATCCATCAGTGGTGGGACCGCTCCTTACGGAGCAGTTTGCACGGTTGTGAGTAACCCAACCTACTTCGGTATAAACAGTAACGGACAGCCATTCTTCAACGTGGCTATGGGGCTTCCTGGGAATACTTACACGACTAACATTACCTATCAGGTGGCGGATAGCAGTGGAACCCCGTTGGTGACTAGTGTGGTCGCAACCATCTCAGTTTATGTGCAGGCCGAGACAATGAATACCGTGCAGTTTGTCTCTACCGCTCACGCATTTACCGCTGGTCAATCTGTCTCCTATTCGACGGCTGAGTGCATTCATGTTCAGCTTGGCCACCCACCTTTCACTTGGAACGTAACCTCTGTTTCGATGAGTTCTGGGGCTAGCGCCTTCATCAAGTCAAGTCCATCCAACGAACTTCTTGTGGTAAATAACTCTGCCTATCCTGTGACTTATCAGGATTATGCCCCAACTGACAACATCACTGGACTTTGGAACGGAGGGTTACAGCTATCCGGTCAGACTGGGCAGAGTTTCACCATCCCGGCATATGCAGGGGCTCCTACCGCAGGGGTTTACACCGTCACTCTTGGCATCACTGTTACTGATTCAACTGGGGTTTCTACCAGCGGGACCAGCATCATCACCCTGATTGTGGCTTAAACAAACGGATTTTCGACATCCTTAATAGAAGGCACCCGATGACTCAGATTTTGCGCCCAGTAACTGAAACCACTAACGATGGGTTTTATTTTGATCCTACCTTGCATCCAGCGAGTGTAGTAGTCAGCCCTTCGGGAGGGAATGAGTTTCCTTTTACCAGTGGGGGGTGGTGGTATAGTTCATCTCTCCCAGCGGGACAGGTCTCACCGTTTGGGGTTAATGGGCAAATCATAAATCCTTGGGCCACCAACTCCAATTCGAACATTCTGGTTCAACAATACCATACTGGGTTTAAAGCCTTGGCGGCTCCTGCCTCAGCGCAGGGAATGAACACTAAAACCGTGGTATATGGAGCGTTCCCAACTCTAACCGATAGCTGGGCTGACGGCCTTCTTTCAGTAGTCTGCGGCTACAACGCAATTGCTGCTCTAAAAACAGATGACACCGTTCCAACTATGGCTTTAGACTACTCCACTGATGGTGGGAATACCTGGGTGTCCATCACCAGTCTATCTTGGCCCACCACTTCTGACAACACAGGGTTGAGTGGAGGACTCTTTTGGTGCTATCTGGTGGAAACTCTAGGGCCGAACACGGCTATTTCCCACGGCACAAGCCTTCAGAATGGGGCTGTCCAACCCTGGTGGGGCATCACATCAGGAAATCAATATGATACCACCATACCCGGCATTACAGCCCTTGAAGCGGCCAGTATTTTGGTTCGCTTCACCCTTTCAGGCGGATTTGTTCTTCCAGTGGGTTACCCCTACTCTGCAAACGGAGCACCCTATTATGTGGGAACGGGTTGGCAGCTTGCCGATATTAGCTTAACAGAGGCGGGTGTGAAGGCGGTCCCCCCTAGCTCAGCCACTGGCACCACTGGAATCTCTGGACCAGTCAACGCAGTAACCATCACCACTGGGCCTGGAGCATACGGACAGTCTGATCTTGACTGGCAGGTAGCCACAATGACCGGTAACGTGGTGACTGGGACTTACATCCCAGCAAAGGCTATGCAGCCTAACCCAAACTGGGGGACGTTGGCTGGGACTACCTGGGTCAATGCGGGAGACGGCCCCACTCCCTCCACTTCCTCTACACCCAGTGGTGGGCTGAACACTCGCTATCGTTACCATACCACCTTCCTTCTGCCTAGCAACTTTTCTACAGCAACTCTTAATCTGGCCCTACTCTGCTCAGACTATTCCCCAAGAGTGGCCTTGAATAGTAATGTAATAGGGGCTCCTCAGCCAGCCATAACCAATAACGCCCCAAACCCCAATCCTGTTGCACCTCCTTCAACATATGCGACTTCAATTGGATTCGAAAAAGGAACTAACATCCTTGAAATTGATGTGCAGAATGGGTCGGATTGGACCGGATTAGATGTGCTGGCTCAGATTGATTACCAATTGAGTTCTGCTTCTATTTCGGGGAGTGGAATCGCTACCCCAAGCACAACAGTTGAGCTTGTGGCAGTGGGGGGGACGGCTCCATACGGCTTCTCCATCGTTTACGATGACCCCCAGACCACCCTCCCCAATCCAACAAGCAATGTAAGCATTGTAAACATCAGTGGACAGCCTTACCTTCAGGTGAGTGGGTCTTACATTCCAGCCGGAACATACACAATTCGTGTTCATGTGGTGGATACGGCGGGGGATTCCAATGACCAGATTGTCCCTATCAATGTCTTAAGCAACACGACATTTAACATTCTTAACGAGTCCATTGCTGTTGTTCCCACTGTTTTTCCATACCTAGGTTACTTAGAGCTAGAGCAGTATGGGGGCTCTGGAAATGTAGTTTGGAATGTGCTTCCCGCTTCGACTACTGTAGCCTCCGCTCTGGTTGAGGAGGGTACAGTAGGCTATACGGTGAATGGATTTGGCACCTACCACATTGGATTGGTTGCGGTAGACTCACTGGGAAATACCACTTCCAAAATTATCGCCGTTATTGCCACCTCCGACACAGGTTACAAGCTGGTCGATGGGCAGATCGAAATCTTATTTGTAGATGAAGCTGGAATCAAAACTGGCTCTCATCAGTTCAATATAGGAATTTCAGATAGTGCAAGTAATATAACAACCAGAACCTACAACTATCTTTTAAACACTACAACTTCTGTCATTGCTCCTATTCCTTATGCAATAAACAAATACTGGGCCACCTCAGATACTACCCCATACGATTTCCAGGTATCTGGAAGTCAGTCCGGTGTGGTAATCGGGACCTCTCCAGCGGTCACTCTAGCCAATGGCCTGACGGTATATGTGGATGGTCCATCCAAGTTTATCGAAGTTTCCGGACCCCCAACTACTTCTATCAACGCGATTGCCAATGTAAAGATCCCTCTCATCAGAGCAAGCCAAGTCATCGGCACCCTCAACCGCTCGTATGTCACGATCCCCTATGCGGGGAGCAGCCTTGAAAATCTAGGAGCAAACACAGTTATGACCGTTCCGGCGGTCGTAGGAGATTTCTTCACTCTAAACGTCCAGAAGCCCTACTTCAACTCCCCAGATAACGACAGGGATGCGACATGGTATGTTCGAGTCCAAGCAGGCTCCTCTCTCCCCACTGGATTGAGCCTGGATCAACATACCGGATTGATATACGGACCAGTCGAAAGTGCCAACACCTCTCCCGCAATCATCGAATTTGTTAATCAGAGCGGCGTTGTTGTTGGAACCTTCACTATCAACTTCAACTTCTTTGCAAGTGACTACACACTGATCGAGAGCCTTCCAATCGGAAAGCTGGGATCAGTCTACAATGGGTTCATCACCTCCACCTCAACCGATGCTCTGACTAGCGGTTCCGTGATTTTCGGAAATATGCCAGCCGGTCTCACCATTACAACGAGTGGTAACACTCTGCTTATCACCGGCACTCCCACCGAAGCTGGTTATTTTGACTTCTGGGTTAACTCAATCAGCAGCACTGGAAAGAAGGGCTACATTTATAAGCGATTGGAAGTAACGTTTATCGCCCCCCTTGCCATCACCTCTACTGTCATCCCCTCCGTCATCTCTACTCAAAGCTACTCCCAGCAACTCACCGCTGTTGGTGGGGTGGGTGGCTACACATGGACCGTCTCTTCGGGAACTCTTCCAAGCGGGGTTACTTTAAGTGCCACCGGTTTGCTAAGTGGTATCTCCTCAAATGTAGGCTATGCTCAGTCCATCACGTTTACCGTGACTGACTCAGATGACAACATCTTTAATCAGGCCATTCAGGTAACGGTGGAATCTGCTCTGACTATAATCAATGCTTCCCCACTACCTAATGTGGAATTGAATGTCCCTTACAGCCTCAAGTTGTTGGCACAGGGTGGCACTGGAACTGGTTATGTCTGGGGAGTGTCCCCTTCTTTACCAACCGGACTTTCGTTAAATACCAGCACCGGAATTATCAGCGGGACCGTAGCGGGGGCAACCCTTCCAATCCCTGCTTCAGTCCTGTATGGTATCACCATTTCTGTTACCGATTCAGGCAGCAACACAACCTCCTCCCCGTTTAATCTATCGGTTGTCCCCAAGCCCCCACCCTTGGGAATTAATGTATCGGGGGTGGGACCAATCACCAGAGGTGGCAACTATTCCGCCACTCTGACCGCCACCGGCTCTGGAGTCCTTCCCTACACTTGGTTGTTTTCCAACCCAGCCTCAGCCCCAGCAGGTTTACAGATCAACGCCAATGGCGTGGATCAGGGGGGAACCGCTTTTATCAGCGGGGTCACCACGGCTGTGTTGAATAACGTGTCAGTTGAAGTCACGCTGGCTGATAGTGCGGGTGGACTGGTTAATGGGTATATCATTCTCAATTCTATCGAAAGCGTGGATATCCTCACCCCTGGTCCAAATCTTCCACAAGGCCAGACGGGATCCAACTACTCCTTCAATCTTTCTGGATTTAGTAACAACCTACCTCTCACCTGGGCCACAACTACTCCCCTCCCGTCTGGGATGTCAATGAACTCTGCCGGAACCATCACGGCTGGTAACATCACGGCGGGGACCGGAACCTACAACACCACTTTCCAACTGACTGATGGGATCAGTGATACCACCACTGCAACCTTTAGCATCACTATTGTTAACACTACATTAGCCATCACCACCTCTTCACTCCCCATTATCCCCAACGGGCAGCCTTTTAGTTACACGCTAGCTGCGACCGGAGGGAGCGGAACAGGTTATGTCTGGGAATGTTCTGACCCCGCAAGTGGTGGGCTGTTGGCAAATGGGTGGACCGTTACGGTTGCGGCAACAGGAACCCTGGCTACTACTGGAGCAACCGGAACCTACACAGTGTCAGCCACGGGAGGTAGTGGTCTCTACTCTGGAACCGGTCTGTTCCCTTGGTCAACTCTGACAAATACCGTTCCTGCCGTTTCTGGTTTGACCAAGACATTGTTCTACAACTACGTTGGAACCGTCCAGGTTACCGACACGGTTACCAACCAGACCATCAGAGGCGTGATCAACATCCCCTTCCAGCTTTCCCCAACCGATACTCTGCCAAAAACAGTCTCTTCTTCTCAGTCACTCAGTAACAGTTGCAATCTAGCCTCTGTGCTACCCACCGGAGTTAGTCTTTCAGAGGGTGGGGTTCTCGCCACTACAGGGACAACTGCGCTCTTCAATCAACCAGTTGAGTTCACCGTTACTGATTCGGATGGAGCTACCGTCAGCGCAACCTTGAATCTCCAGGTGCAAACCATCACTCCTTTGGGTGCGCTACAAACTGGACCTGACTCTATCAGTGGGTCGCAAACCGGCTTCTTGGGTACAATCGGTTTAGTTCCTGGCGACATTCAAGCCATCAATCCCCGACCCAACCAGAGCTTCTATATTTATGGAAGCGGCATCCCAGCCGGGGTAACAGCTTCTCAGCTTCAGGTCACTACCACTGTCAATAGCAACACTGGAGCCTACTCAAATATGGTGGGGGTTATCGAGTCAATTAGCAGCACTGGAATTGTCGTTATTAAACTAGTATTTGAGGGGCTTCAAAATGGTTATATGACCAATGCTCCTCTTGGAATCCAAAGCAATTCCTTGGATATTACACTAATTAATACTGCCAATGGGGCCAAGGCCAGTGGAACCTTCTCATTCCAAACCATTAATCCTGGAGTATTAACAATATTGCAGGGCTTCTTGGTCGCTCTTCCAACCTATTAAGAGGAATTAATGTCTTCCACTAATCCAGTTCCATACATTCCACTCCTCGAAGGTTACTCGGGGTATGTTTACTTGACAAATAGCACTACAGTGGCGGGGATAGTTTACGCAACTGGAGCCAATCAATCCGCCACACAGCCACTGGCCCTTCAAAATAACGTAATTGGGTTTTCAAAGGCACTGGGATCTGGGCAGGGTAGATTACAAATAGCTTATGATTCAGTAAGTGATACCACTCAGCTTCAATATATTGGTGGGAGTCCCACCTCCCCATTCACTTGGGACCCAGCGATGGCAGATAATTTTCCAGTCTCAATCGCATTGACTGATATCGCCTTTATAAGTAATTCTAATCAGTATGACCTCTATACATTTATCCCCCCAGCTTCTGGAGCAAATGGACCTGGGTCCGGTGGTTCTCAATTTACTTTTGATGTGTGGGCTCTCTGTCAGCCCCAAGTTGCTTCCATTTCTCCGACTAGCATCGTAGCTGATGGGGCGACTCATGTTATCACGGTGTCTCTAGTTAGAAGGCTGCACAGCTCACAGTCCCCCACCTTCTCACCCTCCATTACTGGGAGCGGTGTCACTCTAGGAGCCCCCACCCCAATCACCAATGCGAATGGGCAGATCACGGGGTGGAGCATGACCGCTACGGCAATTGCTGCTCAACCTTCCTCCATGCAGAGCCTCGTTTTTGCTTTCACTGAGAATGCCACTTACCTGAGTGGAGACACAATTGTAACCCAGGCTCTAACCTACCCATCTAGTGGTTGGAGTTTCAGTATTGTCTCAGAAGTTTCCTCAGCCATCCCCATTGCCACAACGGCTGCTACACTGGTCGGGGGCTCCGGAACTGACGTCATTCACGGCATCGTAACCGCTACCTCTAGTGTCATCGCTGGAGGATTGACAGCTCAGATAACCCTCACTTCTGGAACTCTGTCAGATCTGACCGCTCCGGTAAATATTGTAGCTATGCCTGCCAATTTTGTTACGGGAACCTCTTACTCTAGTCCTAAACTCCAGAGTATCAATAATCGGACAATCGTTATGGCTATGGAAAAAGTTGGAGCCCCAACCATAGTAATTAATGCTCAACAGGACAATGTTTATCAGCAGCAATACTATGCAAATTTTGATACATCCACGCTGCTGCTAGACCCCTCAGGGAACGCTTACCCAGAGTGGTCAATTGGCTATTCAGCAACTGGTCCAACTGTTCCTTATACAAATTGGTTTGGATCTTTTTATATCAATGGAAACCTAACTGGGAGCACTACAGCCTACACTATTTACGCTCTGGTCGGTGGGGATGAATACTCCTATTCGTCAGGCGTGTGGTTTGATGATATGGGAAATCCAGCTACCAATCTGTATTTCAGTGGCACGGTTTTTTTCTATATCTCCCCCAACTGGAACCCAAAGAATGTGGTAAATGCGGCTCCAGAAGTTGTCTCCTTGATTCAGTATCAGATTGATAGCGGATCCTTTGTTACTGCTAATCTGACTACAACTTATACCAACCCTGTGAACGGAGACATTGCTATGGGTCTTGCATCTATCGATACGACTCAGTTCTCTGTTCCGACTGGAAATCATACAATCGCATGGAAATTGACAACCGATTTGGACCCCGGAGCCTCGCAAACACAGGTGCAGACTGGCTCTATCGCCTTCTCTACGGATCAGAGTGCTATCGGTGGTACCATTCCAGACTACACCGTCTCCACCACCTCTGCAACAACCCAGACGTTTGTCCAGGATGGGACTTCTTCTGTTGCTTGGGTGCTCAAATACACCCCCCGCTTCCTCTTCGTCGGCACCTTGAATTTCACTGTCACAGGTCAGCCTTCTGGAACAACTTTCATTTTCGCACCCACCACCCTCAGCTTACTGCCAGGGGGGACCGCATTGACTACCACACTGACCGCTACGGCCAATGGTGCGCCACCCAGCCCAGGCTACAATATCACCATTCACGCCAAATCCGGCATGTTTGATGCACCTCTCAACGTATTACTAGCCGTGGAAGCTGTGGAGATTGCCCCCGCTCCTCCATATAATGATAATGGTCGGGGTTATTAGTGAGGATTAAATGACATCTCCGTATAATTACGCCCTGCCCGGTCCTCCCTTCAATTTCTTGGGACACATGTCCCAAACTCAAAATGATTCTCTGAACACCTGGATTACCAGGAATAGCCCAAATCAACCTCTGGCTATGGCATGGTATCAAATCAGAGCGAACCAGTTGAGAAAGTCGGCTGGTTTGCTGGAAAAATATTATGCGACTGAATATCCCGATATATCTGCCCCACAGCCAATGCTTCCTAGTTTTCAAAAAGCAGAGTGGCAGCCTGGACCGAGTGGCCACTTTACCTATGTGAACGGGAATGACCAACTCAGTGCCGTAAACATGAGCAAGATAAAAAATTATTATCAGTATATGTTACAGCGTGATGATGAGGGGATGTTCTGGATGAATTGGTTACGGAACCATATAGAGCGGCATGAAGACATGGCCAATTTACATAATGATGCGGAAATTCAAGTCCCATTGCTTCAGACTGAGTTAACCACTATGTTTGGAAAGAATGAGTATCAGAATGTTCTTGTTGATGACATCAAAACTCCAGTTGTAGGTGTAAACAACATTTCAATTCCTGGGCCTTACTTCCGTGTCAATCAGTTAGATCAGCCGACCGCATGGGAACTCTCTCAATTCAGCCACCTATCCAGTGGGGCTGCAATTCCGGGTACCCCTCAACAGGCGGGTGCCGGAAGCTAATCCAACTATCTGGCTATCCGGAGCTATTTTGAGAGAACTATGTCCTACGATTTTGATGTGCGCCTATCCCCCTGCAACCACCTCCAAGTGAAGGAGAGGATGACGGTTGATTTAACGGATATTAAAACTCTTCTCTATGCCAGCCCCAATGCCTACCAGGATGCTATTCATATCAGGGGAACGGTGAGTGCCAAAGCCTCGGTAAAGGTGTTCATTTCAGGTGTGGAGATTCCTCAAAATCATCCGCAATACGGTTGGGATGTATGGCCTGATACCTCTTTTCCCGCCTCCGCTCAACTCTCTAAGATCATGTTTCGACAGTCGATGCGGTTGACCAACCCGGTCATAGAGATTCAATATATCACAGTTGCAGCCTACTGTTTGAAGTGCAACGGGTTCAATAAAGTAAATGACTACACGATTGCCCAAAATGGATCCTTCCTACATGTATGGGAGTTCTACAAACTTGTTCAGCGCATTTACAAGTTTCTCTTAACTTCCAACTGTATATTTTATCCTGCCTTTACCTCTCAATTAAAAAACTTCATTGGACAAAAGTTTCTAGGAACTGAGGATGATATCTCTAATGAGTGTTCAAACGCACTGGATAATCTGAAGAGGATACAGCTAGCTCAAAAAAATGTGCAGGTATTGACCCCACAGGAAGTGTTGAAGGATATTGAGAGTATTAGTTCAGTAAGGAATACTGAGGACCCCACTATTATTACAACAAATATGATGGTCTCCTCTTACGGCACCCCTCGTCCCCTTCCCTTGAGTTTCACACTTCAAACCACCAACAACAACATTCAGAATTAAGAGGCCGAGAATGACAGTCATACCCCAAGTTACCCTAAGCCCCTTGACCCTCATTAGCCCCATAGTGACCGGTCAAGAGCTTGGTATAGACACAAACGGAATAGATTTAGTATACAATGCCCCCACGGCTGTAATTGCAGTAACTGTATCGATTGAGGGGGGCACCTTTCCTTCCACCTCACCCACCCTGATCGGAGGCTTCAATCAATTTACTATAAGCGTAACGGGTTTGACTCCCTCATCTTCGGTAATCCAGGTTTTAGCTGTTGGGACGAACTATGATATATCTAACCCACCGCTTCCAGGTCAAGCCTTCGCAACCCCCACCGCCTCATTTGGAATAGTCTACACAGGACTCACAGGGGTTCTTCCAGTTCTTAATCCCCCATCTGGGGTAGCTACCTATAACGGGTTGAATCAAGCGCAATTGGAATGGGTGCTCCCCACCACTCCTGGTTTCATGGGTGTTCGAGTGCAGTATAGCACTGATTCAACGGGGATCAACGTCCCCTACCAACAGTATGGCCCATTGGTAACCCAAATAACAAGAGCCATTAATAGCATTACTAGCTCCACCACTTCCACAGCAGTGGTGGATAACCAGACTACCACAACCACCACTGCCACTACCACTCCTGTGAGCTTCAGTTCGGTCATATTTCCTCAGTCGATTGCTGGAGGAGCTAGTTACTTCTACGCTGTTCTTTCTACAGTGGTGCAGGATCCAACAACAAACACAGTTTACGAGTCCAATTTCAACGGTCCCTTCCAATTAGGTTTCGTTGACTTGCGGCAAGTAAGTCCTTATGATTACCAGTATCTTCAGCAGAAAGAAGACATCGCCTCACGCTTAATTAGTTCTGCGATGGCAAACTACCCACAATTGGATTTGACTCCTAGATCCGAGCTTAGGGATCTTCACATTGACCCAATCAGTTTGGAGCTTTCTCAGCAATCTGTGAGGGAATGGTTTGGTCGTTGCTCTCAATCAATCAGTGCGATGGCAACGATTGATGACTATGACGGGGATGGCATTTCAGACCCATTCAACACCAGTCCATTCAAATCTCAAATCGCTACCGCATGGAACTTATCTGCGTCTAATACTCAGCTTTTGATTAACAAACAGTTCGATATTCTTGGAGAAAGAGCGGGGGTTCCAAGAGGTGGGGCCACTCAATCAGTGGTCATGATGACCCTCTTTACCTACACCAAGCCCACCACGGAAGTGTCGTTCACCCAATCAGCAATGACTTTTTCCTCTATTGGTAACAGTCAGGCACCAGCGGTGACCTTCTCTGCGGTGGGATCAGCGGTTGTTACCCCACAGAGCATTAGCTCAATCTATAATTCGGCCAATAATTGGTGGAGTGTGAATGTCCCAGCAGAATGCACAGTAGTGGGGTCCATTGGAAACGTGGGTGCGGGTGCGATTACACAGGCTTCAGGGTTACCCTCCGGCTGGCTTTGTATCAACCAAGGGCCAGCCACATATGGCACAGACCAACAATCCAATTCATCTTATGCGGTTATGATCAAGAATCGTATGGTTGTTGGAGTGGATAGTGGTAGTCGGCTAGGTTATTTGAACACTGCGTTGGCCACTCCAGGGATCATCGGAGCAAACGTAGTAGCTGCCGGTGATGTGGAAATGCTTCGAGACTGGCTCATCCAGCCTACAATGGCCGGAGGTGGAAAGCATATATTTGGTTGTGTGGATATCTATGTAAGGGGAGCAAGCGATTCTCAACAGACTGATGGACAGGTATTCACTTGGGGGAGTAGCTCTTCAACATATAGAAGTTTTGTCAGCTATGTTCCATTACAGATTTCTAGCAAAGCTCTTCTCGCTATCAAGCCCACTACTGCACTTTCAAATGCTATTTACACTCCCGTAGAAATCGTTGCCACACAGGGAGCAAACCAGATTTTCTTTGGTGTGCAAACTTGCAAGGTGGACCCTCTCACTAACACCGTATACTTAAACCCAACAGAACTTTGCTACCAGCTTATCAATGCCGGTGGGGCGAATGAACAGTATCAAATATTCCAACTTAATGGGGTGAATCAAACCAACCAGATGATTATTGCCCTTCTGGCTCCCCAGGCTGCCAATATTTCAATTGTGGGGTGGTTTAGAATGCAGACTCCACTTCAACGGTACCCTACGGCTCAGCCGGTTTCAACGGTCTATAGTGTCACAGGAAACGGGAATAGTGGGACTCTTTCTCCGCTAGGGGTAAGACTAATTCATAGCCAAGACCCCCTGTTAAACGGGTTCTCAAATGAAGCCAATGATTTGGTTCAAATTGACACCACTGCAAATGCGACCTACTCAAATATCACCCCAATCGTCCTCTCCACTATGCCTGGGGTAGCTCCTGGTTCTCTGGTCCCCTTTGCCTTTCAAACCGGTGGCCCTTCCATCATGCCCATTGACACGGATATACAAGTAAGTCTGGACAACCAGGGTCGTGTATATGGAATCAACTCAGTGCGGTCTGCGGATCTGAGCACTGTTTACAAGTTGAATGTGGATTATACCATCATCCCCACTGGACTTAGCGCGTATTCTGGGAATCCAGCCGTAATCAGTCCTCAAGTTGCTCCAATTTGCAACTATAACGCCTACAGCATTCAGCGACTCCCTACGGGAAGCATCCCCCTGGGTCAGGCCCTGTTGATTGGCTACAACAAATACACGCTGCATGAGTATTGCACTCTGGTTACCGGAGAAGCCCAAACTCTCACTGGGTCCACATTTGTTCCCCTCGCTAACCCAGGATTTATTCAAAATGTATGGATTCCAGAGTCCTATGGCTACACAATGCTTTCGATGGACTCCACTTTGATCTCTGCTTTCATTCCTAAACAAAATCGTTATATTAAAGTGACTTATGATAATGGATCAGGACCAACTGTAATGGTGGAAGGACAGGATTACAATCTGACCATTGATCAGAACACTTACCAAGCATATGTGGCTAGAGTCCTAACAGGTCGAATCCCAGACAAGTCTTCTGTTCTGGTTTCTTACTTCTACAACGAAATGTTCTCAATCACCACCGGCTACCCCGGCTACATCGAACAAGTGGCCAACGCTATCTCCCAAACCAAAAATGCGGGAGGAGATGTGCTGATTAAGCAGATGATGGCAAATGCGGTGGATATCATATTATCAGTGGAACTTAACCCAAATGTGACCTCAGTGGTCATGGATGGGCAGATTAGAACGGTTCTAGGTGTGGTGCTGAGTAACGCAAACAGCACTGTAACCCAGTCAGAGGTAATCAGGCAAGTGAAATCTATTCCGGGGATTGCCAATGTCATCGTCCCACTGACCAAACTAGCTAAGTCGGATGGGTCATACGATGTTGGGATTATCATCCCAACCGGCACTACATGGCTACCTATCACCCAGGACACCACCTTTGGCAGCCTTCCCTTCGCCGCTAACACATGGATACTCTCAACCACGGCCAACGTCCTACCTGATCAGACCATCCCCTCTGGGGGCCTCCCAGACGCATACGTTGGGATGCTGTATGAAGGAGACCAGTTCAGACGGGCAAGCAGTGTGATGGATTTGGTTCAGAACCCACCTACCAGCACCACGGCCCTGGATGGAGCGTTCTACATCATCGGAGTAGAAGATCAGATTAACTCCATCACTCCCATTCCCTCCGTATACGAAGGCTGTATCATTGCCACTTTCCCATCCTACCTCTCCAACAAATATGTGACCCCCTCTGATTTCAGCTTTAAGGTAACTTATCAGGCATGGCGTGAGGGTGGATATCGAGACATTACCCTTAGCTCCACCGAGTATCTGACTCTTGGTTCGGTAACGATTTCTTACACAACCTCATGAAACGCAACGAGAGTCTCAAAGCCCTAATTGAGAAGGGGCTTCTTAGTGAGAGGCTAAAAGCCCTTCTAGACTCTTGCTTTACATATGAGTGGGGGTGGCAGGATGGCTATCCAGATGAGGAAAAAGTAAAGCACCTATTCAGTGGACATTTGGTCATGGCTAGTAAGTTCATGCGGGGTGGAGGAATTGAGAGAGTCAAAAGCATCACTATTCCCACACGAAAAGGTCGCTACTTTTTAGTGGATGCACTTCAACAGGCTTACATGCAGCCATATTTAGTGGTAGCTTTGTACAGTATGACCAACATGTTGAAGCATGGTGAGGCTTCTATAAATGGGCTGAGATGGAAAAATAGTTATCCCTCTGAAGTTTTCGTGTTTCATTTAGACGAAAATAAAAATGTGGAAGGCGAACAGATTCTGTAGTAGAACTTTTTAATGCTTCTTTGAAGGTAATGATGGCGAACCCTGACCAACTCTACAACCAGTCCCGAGATGCCTTGATTCAATACGAGGACTCAGAGTTTAACTATCTGCTTGGCAACGTTCCAAACTTTTACATCAGCCAGACGGATCAGACCATCTGGGGCTCCCTGCTGCGTAATGTAGCTACCGAATTGGCTCGTCTGGAATACGCCCACACCTACGACATCATTGGAAAGAACCCTGCAAATCTAACTCCTCCGGATGCGAAGAGGCAGTGGGGAGATGTGTTGTTTATCAGTCGAAACTCACCCTACCCAGGTCAGTATGATCAGGATTACCTGAGTCTTGTGGTGAACTTGGTCAAGGCGTTCCAGACAGGGTGTCGGGTAGTAACGTTAGAAAACATCATCCAAGCCTATACGGGGCAGAGTATTGTTGTCCAGGAACTATACAAACTAATTGGAAACGGAGTTTATGACGCGACAGACCGCAACACGCTACAAATTTCCGTTCAAGTGGCTGGGAGCGATTCTGGCTCTTTAATTAATTTTGCAGCCGGTGAGGCCACCATTTCCGGGACGATCAGCACCCTTCAAACCATCACAAACGACTTATATACTGCAATTGATCTAGCTAAACCGGCGCATGTTGGCCTTAACCTGTCAGCCATCTTTGGGCAAGACGAGC